ATGCAAGGAGGGGGGGTTGTTTTTCAGACCCCCCCGGGGTGCTACAAACGACGCTGATGTGGGGTAAAGCTGCTTTTAAGTAGAAAAAAAAATATTTGAAAGAAGAAAATAATGTATATGAACCGTTCTACTCCCGATGTTCGTCAACGAAACACTTTTGTTTGCGTAACACAGCGGTGTACCTATAAGATTAAGCTTTCTTCATACTAAATAAAACATTTTACCCCGTAACGGTATTCAGCGTCACAAAGAAATTGGCATTTAAAATTTTTTTTTAATTTTTAAAAATTTTTTAATTGTTTAAACGTTTTTCTTTTTAATTAATTCAAACAACAAACAATTCTTTTTGTTTTAATTAGATAAAACTATTTGTTAATTTGTTTTAGTTAATCATTAAACGTTTAGAAAACTATTGAGTACAAGACACTATACTAAAGAACCGTTTTCGTCAAACAAAATGTCTGGAAATTCTTTCTGAACTTTCACATAAAAGTTCAATGGGTCAGCATTTATTATTTGGTCGATGACCGATTCATTTATTCTTTCTGCTATAAAGTCTGGTAAACCAGATAGATTAGCATTATTCATATCTAATACCCTAGATACATAACCACATGTATTGTAGTGATGGAGGTTATCATATTGTAACCACTCATCGAAGTTATCGAATGGATTCCATGGGTTATCTATAGTGGATAGCCTAGAGTATACCATATTTTAACCTCCCTTTATTATATTTGATACGGTGGATGTTGATATTCCAAACCGTTTTGCAATTTCCTTTAACGTATAATTGCTATTTGCCATAGCTCGAATAGCCGATTTACGGGCATCAGTTAGACCATCATCGCCCTTGGGTCTAAGTTTTTCCCTTAGTACGTCAGGGTCAGAATTGTCTAATATTTTCTTGAGGTCATTTTCCGATATAGCCCTATTTTTAATAGCCTCCCACTCCTCATCTGTTATTTTTATATTTCTATCACTACGTTTTATAGACCCTACAAGACCCCTATATTTAACCATAGTATTCTGGGAGAGCTTTTTAAGGTCTTTCGTAGGCATGTCGTTACCACCGTGTTTGTCCTTATACGCGGTACGTATTCCTTCTATTTCTGAAGTGGCTAGACGGATAGCCGCACGCTCTCTAGGTCTATTCAGGAGTGCTGAATCCAATTTTCTCTTAAGAGATTGTACCTCCTCCGCATATTTAGATGTAGCGATGGGGTCTCTTTTTGCTTTCTCGGAGAATACGGCGTTTAGACGCGCCTGATTGGCTAGTGATTTTAGAGTAGACGCATAGTCCGCGTATAGATTCTCCATTACAGTGTTAGATGTAGAGATTAAAGTCCTAGGGTCATCTGTAGCAGCCATTTTAGTAATTTTTGTTTTCTTCTCGACCTCTTTAACCGAGATTAATTCACCGGTTTTGGGGTCGTACTTTTTAAATGTTGCAATTTGGTCAGGGTCTTCCTGCCATATGAGAGAACCTTCAGGTCTTGAAGGGTCGTACCAAGGTTTTCCTTTAACATTAACTTTAGGGGAACCTTTTCTACGGTTAACATATTCAGCACTTTTAGCTCTGGTTAACAAAGTAGAAGCGCCACCTGTTTTTCCGTTAGCTTTAATCTGATAACGGTCTTTTAAATCTTGTATGTTATACTCGTAGTACGCAGCTTTGTAGTCCAATCCATGTTTTTCTGCATCGATAACTACCATGGAGTATTTGACAGCACGTTCCAGCTCATCATTGGATGCGCCGAGAATCGTCATGTCACTAATTAGATTAGTTGCTACGCCCATTTCCTTTTGAGTAGCACGCATACCTTTAAACTTTACTCCATTACGTTCATAAATCTTAGTGTCTCCGACTGTTTTAACCAAAGTACCTTGAAATTTGTCTTTTGGGTCAAATCCTTTCAGACCAGCTAACGGTGCAGTAGATAAGATGTTAATCTTTCCTTCTGGGTCGTTTGTCGGAATACACATTACAGTATCGCCGTCAAAGTCAGCACCTGATAATCGTGCAGCAACTTCTGATGTTATACCAACAGCGTCGATAGATGAAGGTCCAATAACTTTTTCTCCTTCTTTATTACGGTTATTAACTGTTAGTATAGGTATTTCAAATGTTCCACCATGAGGATACCTTACCAAAGCCAATTTAGTTCCGTTGTCATACCTAGGAGCATAAATTTCGTTGTTCCTAAGTGAATTTATAGGAAGGATTACGTTATAGTGTTGGTCAGGAAACGCTGCCGCTTGAAGTGTTTCTGATTGCTTATCACACGAATCAGCAAATTTATTTAAATAATATCGTTTGACTTCTGGTACATCATACGACATTATTTCAGCCAATTCGTCTTTTTTCTCAGCTATAGCTAAATCGATTTGTTTTTTAGCCAAATATTTTGGTTGTTTAGATAAAAATTGGCTAGGTACAGCTTTCTTCCATTCATTCCAATCGCCTTCTTCTCGGGTTTTATTAATAGGAGAAAGTTTCTTTTTACCGTCAGAATCTATGTACTCATACTGACCGTCAGCTTTAATCAAAGCTCCGAACGGATTGTTAGGGTCGTCTTCTTTTATACTTTTCAATACTTCATCAAACGATTTATTTGATGACTTATTAGTGTTAAATATTACATCAACACCGTCAGGCATATCTTTACCGTCAGAATAAACTGCCATACCCTTAAGGTATTTATCTTCTCCAACAAGAATACGAACCTGCGAATACAATGAATTTCCCAGCGATAAATCTTTAACACCTCTTCGTATTTCGATTACGCCATCTTTTTGAATACCTTTAAATCCATCTGGACCAACATCGTCAGCGTATCGAATCATAACCCTCTTTCTGTCAAGAGAAGCAGGATACTTTGTTTTTCTAAATGTTTGTCCACCGTCATCTGAAGTATATTCAATCAACGAATTGACATTTCCCCAATTTTCATATATTTCTCTATGCTCTGTGCCCGGAGGACATGCGACTTTCATCGTAGTAAATTGTTTTCTATTAGTAGGCTGTTCTACTCGTCCAGAGTATATTTTGTATCCTTTGGATTTAAGTATCGTCAAGGCTTGGTTCATTTTTTCCTGACTTATACCAAGCTCTCGGCATACATCAGTACCAACATCAACCATACCAACATCATCAATTCGATTCTTTATGAATTCGGCAGCATTCTTGGCCTGCAGCATTCTTCGTTTAGAATCAGCATCGAACAAAGATTTAACTGTCGACAACGGTATTCCTGTCTTTCTTGAAATTTCAGAGTCGTTAAGACCATCTTTTCTTAAAGACTCAACTCTGTAAACATCGTACAGACGCTTTTCATCCTTAGCTATACCAATCTGGCTCCTTAAATCAGTAGTAGAGATACCAAGAACCTTAGCTATAGCATTATCGCCTTTGTACAACTCTCCGTCTTCATCCGTGTATTCATACTTCTCTTTTCTGGCCTGCTTAATGAAGTCTAGAAAGTCTCCAGGATGTTTATACCAACTTTCATGTTGAAAAGGATTTTCACCAGACCCCCACGGATAACGTCCGGAGCGTCGAGGCATACCTATATGTTCTATATGACTTTCATTTTCATAAATATCATTGAAATCATATAATATGTTCATAATTACATAAACTCCTCATCATTTTTACGTAAGATATCATTCAAGTGAATTATCTTATCCATAATAGCCTTAATCTCGGCTGGATTAGGAATATCAATAATTACGTTGTCTGCCTGATATATCCTAAGCTCCATTTTTATTAAAAAAGGGTCTTGCCCGTATTCTAAACAAAACAGAGCAGCATATATTCTAAGCTGGTCTATTTTGGCCGGAGTATCACCAGTTTTCAAATCGTGAATACGAAGGACATTCTTATAGAAACTAATCGCGTCAGCTGTTCCATAAAAATACGGACTAAAATATAACAGTACTTCCGGGTCCATTCTATAGTCGATTGCATCGTTTATGTACTTGTATATGATGTTGTTCTTCCTATTGGCCTGACGAAGTTTTAATTCAATAGTTTCCTTGGCCCATGCATGTAATCGCGTTCCAAGTTCAACTTTTTTTAAATTGTTATAAACTTCTAGGGCTTTATCATCCGAATAATTTAACCACGAATATTTTGACGGTGAAAACAAACAGTGGCTTGATTCAAGATTTAAATGCTTGTTCCAAATCATTTAGTATCTCCTCTTTATTGTTAGGGTTTATAAATGCAGCGTAACTCATATCGTTCATCTTTTTAACATAATATTCTTGATTAGGTTGTTTGTGAGATAGCTCATTTTTTTTACATTCTAGAGCGAACCAAATATCATTGTACAAAACTAATAAATCCGGAATGCCCTGAATATAAGAGGCGTCGTTTTTTAAAACAATACACCCCTCGAATCGTTTCTTTAGTTCGGATATTAATTGGCTTTGAAATGCTGATTCTTTCATAAAATCTCCATAACTAAAAATATAAATGGTGCTCGTGGTGGGACTTGAACCCACATGAATAAAATTCGACGGATTTTAAGTCCGTTGCGTATGCCAATTCCGCCACACGAGCAAAAAATATAAAGGAATGCTTCTAAAGTCATTCCTCATCTATTCCTATCATAAAAGGACTTGTTTTTCTCGTCACCCCCTTAACCGTAAAAACTGCTCGTGGCCAAAAACCCACTTTTTTTCGATAAAACTTTTTTATTAATAATATTAATAATAATAATCATAAAGAAAAAAAATGGGTTTTTGGCCACAGAAGCGTTTTTACCCCCAAATAATATATTATTTTGCCCAAAAACACCCATTTTTGGCCTATTTTGGGCGTTTTTACACCCAAATAATATATTATTCGCCTATTTTTCGTGCCCACTTTTTTTTTCAAAAGTGGGCAGAAAATGGCAAAAGTGGGCAGAAAACCCAATAATTTTTAAATATAAATATTATATTTTATGAGTATTTACCACTTTTGCCCACTTTTGCCCACTTTTACGCCCATTTTTTTCATAAAAAGTGGGCAGAGATTTTTGCTAATTTATCATCGTCTACACCAAGTATCGTCATGTTTATTGAAGTAATCTTCAAGCCACATGATACTAGATTCCACGACATCGGCTGGGCTATACTTACCACCTTCACTACTCTTTGGCATTACACCATACAAAATTTTCAGATACTTGATTACAGTATTTTGATGATAAACAAGCCGGTCTTCAGGAAGCCTGCCGGTCATAGCTATTTTCAAATAATTAGCCGCTTCCCTGAGTAAATCCGTATAAGCGATAAAGTCATCTGGAATGTCATCAGGTTTAAAATTATCTATCATATGCTCACTGACGAATTTAATAAAAACGTAGCATTCTTCGATGCTAATTCTCTTCTTGCTCATTTTTCTCCAACTCCTCGTAACATTCTTTGGGTGTATCTCCAGAACAAAAAAATCGGTTATTGACATACAACTCGTAATGTCCATTGACTAGAATTAGTTTTGTGTTATACTTCATACGTTTATTTCGAAAATAACCTCCCAATTCCATGCATATGGGTACACACGTTTTATCACATTATTAAGTTTATCTTCGTGCATCATTATTACCTGATGCTTAGATAATATCATATTATGGTTATCGTTTACATTATTTATGATTACAAAACCACATTCATCATCTGAGAATAAGTTTAAAAAATCGCTTAAGGTCACAACACGACCCTCCTTTCTAATCACATTTTGTATACCCACAACTAGAGCACGTAATACAACCGTTCGTACGAAATACTGCGTGTTCTCCGCATTTAGGGCATTCTTCAAATATAGTTGGGCCGAAATTCGTCCAAAGTTTTTCTTTCGCCTCTTTAACAGTTTTCATAAGATTTGTTCTTTTATTAAACGGTAACTGTATAATCATGTTCAGTTTTTTTTGACTCTGTTCTTCATCGAACGTGTCAATTAGTTTGGAATCTATGCTAGAAATTTCAATATTTTCGTTAATAGGTTCGTCATCCTCACAAATATCATCGTTTTCAGGAACAATCTTCCCAAGTTCTTCCAATGCATATCCAACTGCGCACGGACACGATGAACCAATAGATACATCGTTCGTAGTCGCTCGTCTAACCGCGTAAGAAGGACATGTACCAGCTGATTTGAGCTGGTCAATTATTTTATACGACGGAACTCCGGCACGTGCTGCTAAACTTATAAGTCTAGATACAGCTACCATAAACGAGTTACATCCTCCTGTAGAACCTTTCGAAAGGAAACATTCCCGTAATTCCCCAGTGTCAATGTCATAAAAAGATTCCAAATGAAGCGTACCACAACCAGTGGTTAATGTCTTTTTAAGACCGTAACTGTTATCACTTATCGGGATTACCTCGCCTCTCTTAAGAGTTGTCTTTGTGTCATCTACTTGTTCTTCAACGACATCAGCATTCTCTTCTTTTTCTTCCTTGTCATTTGTCGTAAGTATTGCTGTTCTATAACAATTGTCCCTGAATACTGTCACACCTTTAAGACCGAGTTCCCATGCTGTAATATACAAATCATAAATATCATCAGGAGTAGCGTCCTCATTTAGATTTACTGTTGAGCTAATCGCAGCGTCAATAAATTTCTGCCATACGGATTGTACTTTAAGCCTATGATAATACGGAATCTCATGTGCTGTAATGATTGATTCTTCTGATGATATATTCTCATCACTAACTTCAACACACTTTCCATACTTACTAGCGATGACATCTTTTATTACTTTAGGATATACTGTATACGTCGTATCTTCACCATTAAGACTTTTAGTTACACGATTGTAATGCGTTGCAAACAACGGTTCAATACCACCAGATACGTCAATCATGGTTGAGATACTACCAGTAGGAGCTACCGTTAGGAGTTGCGAATTCGCCAGCCCATATTTGTATATACTTTGGCAAAAATCTTCCGAAGGTTTTGTACCATATCGATTGGTTCTAATAAAATTAAAAATACTATTATCTTCCGAAATACTTTCGAGTAAATTACGAATATAAGTCGTATTTAACAACCCCTCATAATCCAAGTCTACTTTTTTACTGGGACTTTCTATGGCTAGTTTATTACTTGTTAGGAGAGAGTAATATGCCATTATACTACCTATATCTTGTATAAATATAAAAGATTCAGGACTACCATAAGTTATTCCAAGCTTAATAAGCGCATCGGCGAATCCCATAATGCCAAGCCCTATTTGTCTCCAACGTTTTACTGATTCTGTCTGTTCACGCAGAGGATGCAAGTCGATACCTTCATCTAAAACCTTATTCAAGGCACGTACAGAAATATCAATAGCTTCGATAAAGTCGATGTAGTCAAAGATATACCTATTATAGTCATTATTCCATTTACAGAACGCCGACAGATTAAGAGCACCAAGCAAACAGCTTCCGCCAGAAGGAAGAGGTTCTTCTGCGCAAGGATTAACACCACCGTATTTAAATCCGGGTTCGTTACTAAGAAGTCCTCCTCGACGTATGTTATCCCAGAATAATATTCCGGGCTCTCCGTTTTCCCAATTATATTTACTTAACTTCATCAACAACGCGTTTGCGTTTATCTTTTTGCCAGACATGTCTTTTTCGGTCTTAGTCTCGGAATCGTACATACTACGATTAAATATCAATTCGTAGTTCTCTTCATCCGTGTCTTCTTGCGCCTTACGCATAAACTCGTCATCAACTCGTACAGACAAATTTGCATTGTTGATTTTGTTAAGGTCTCGCTTAACGTCAATAAATTCCAAAATATCAGGATGATTAGATGATAATGACATCATCAATGCTCCTCGACGTCCGTTCTGTCCGATTATTTCAGTTGTCTTATCATACAACTCCATGAAAGATACTACACCACTACTTGATTTAGCAGCGTTGTGAATAGAAGCACCTTTGAATGACAGATTACTCAGGTCTATACCACAGCCACCTCCGTATGAGAACGTACGTGCGAGTTTCTTAGCCGTGTTAAAGATAGACTCAAGATTATCTTGAGGTGGTGAAATCACGTAACAATTGCTGTATGTCTTTTTGGAAGTCACAGATGCATTATTACGGTTAGCGAGTATACGACCTCCGAACAGAAACTTCTTGGATTCGATGAGTTTAGCCAATTGTATATCTCCGCCAGTTACGTCGTACAACCATTCTTTGTATGTTCTACCATCGGCGTATTTCTTATTCCAAATATCAAGTCCAAGAGTGTTGTCTTCACCGAGCCACTCTTTTTCGTTTTTGTAGATGGTTTCAAATTTTTCCATAATTACCTCCTTATATATTAAATAAACAATATTGTTTTTTATTTTTTAAATCAGAATCGCGAACAGCATCGCAAAATGCGTTAACATCATCGAGAGTCATATTAACAGCTGTCAAACCTCTTGTTTTACAATCCATGAAAATCTTAGGATTAATATAAATACCCTTTTCACTAATTGAAAGTTCATACGTTCCATTAGTACGCTCACGAATATATACTGTGTATACGCCATTAAGAGTGCAGAAATGATATTTAAAACGCATAATATTACCTCCTTTATTGACGTCTTTTATTTGTTATGTTATGTTTTGTTTGGCGTGATTATGTTTGATTATCGCGTCGAAGAACGCATTAACATCGTCCTTAGTAAGGTTAATGGCCCAATAACCGTCCACAGTACATTCCATGAATTCTCTAGGGTCATAGTTGTATCCCCTATTGTCGTAAATTGAAAGTTCGTACACACCATTAAAAAATTCGTAAACCTCTACGGTATATTCTCTGTTCATTGGATGCTCATAATACGTTACTCTAAACATACGATATGAAGTCCGAATCTTATTTTCCATAATTACCTCCTTTAATCACACTATTGCAGTAATTTTTTACAGTAGTGATGAACTCTTTTATATCGTCACGAGTTAGATTAATGGCTATAGAATCTTTTACATCACAATTCTTGAAAAAACGCGGGTCTTGAACATGTCCTTCGTTATCGTAAATCGCGAATTTATACAGACCATTATCACATTCGAAATATTCCATTCTGTACCAACGTCGATACGTGCTAATTACTTTTTCCATAATAATTTCCTCCTTTTTAATTATCGTCGTGTTCCTTTACAGCAGTAAGGAATTTTTGTACATCGTCCAACGTCAGGTTAATGGCCGTAATACCTTCTACGTCACAATCAATGAAATACTTAGGATAGTGATATGTTCCATTATCGTCGTGAATTTCAAGTTTATACATACCGTCATCGCATTCAATAACATTTACTATGTATGTACGATGTGAAGTATAAATATAATTTTCCATAATTATCTACATCAGTCGTGATTTTTTATTGCTCTGAAGAACTATTGAACATCGTCCAACGTCAGGTTAATGGCCATAGAGCCTTTTACATCGCACTCTTTAAACCATTTTGGATGAATGCAAATCCCTGCGTTATCATATATCGCGAGTTTATACAGACCATCATCACATTCGAAATATTCTATTCTATACCAACGGCGAGGTGTGCTAATTACTTTTTCCATAATAATTTACTCCTTATTTTAAAACTGTTTTTCCAAATATTATGAAAATCAAGTAGTATACTACAATGATAATCATAGATGCGAGAAGAGAGAAGAATCCGAATATATGTCCGGTAACTGCAAATATAAATGGCGACATCAAAAGCAAGAACGCTAATAAACTTGACAGACAGTCGAAAATTTTCCGACTAGTAGAATTATTCGGACACGACAACTCTATTTTATGAAAGATACCGATAAAGATAAACGTTGCGAAAAACGCAGCAACAAAGAAGATTAAAAATCTTTCCATAATAACCTCCTATTTAGAAAGAAATTGACCGATGACCGCTGTTATAATTATATACACGACTATAATTATTAACGCCGCCATCACGGTTATGAAATTAAACAGACAACCGGCTATAGCAAATATAAAAGGAGACAACCAAACAATATTAGCCATCACGGTTGTAATGACATTGAATATTTTTCTTGATATCGAACCGTCAGCACAAGACAGTTCTATTTTATAAAAAATTCCAGTGAAGATAAACGTAAATGACCATGCAGCCATAAAACCTAGAATGAATTTATCCATTATAATTTCCTCCTCAATTTTAACCAATAATTCCTTTTGCCATAAGCAATATACCAACGAAAGTACCTCCGTGTATGATGAACCATGCAACAAACCACGGTATTGCATATCTAAACCCATCATATATCCAACTGTGTGTACCAAAACCCAATAACTCAAAGCCGAGCAATATTCCAATGAAAAGCAAAAGTTCTATCATATTTCTTCCTCCATTTTACTATATGTACTCAACATTCATATAGAAGACACCGATGTATCAATTGCGAAAAGAATGATAAACGTTATAACTGCGGCGATAATCCCTACGACAAAATATAAATATTTCATAATTTCCTCCATTTTAATAAGTATTTCATATAGAAGACACAACTGCACCGATTGTACAAACAGTGACAAAGGCTATGAAAGCGACAATAAATCCTATGATAAAAAAATATAAATAATTCATTTCCCCCTCCTTTTAATTAGACTCTTTTCATTGAAGTTTTTCTTTTTCGATAAAGCTGAATTTATGGCTATATCTATAATCGATTTAGTTTTTATATGATAAAAATATAAATCGACAAAACCGGTATTTAAACGGTCTATTCTACCAGCAGATTGTACCATGACCTTATAAGAGTAATTCGGACTGAAAAACACAATCGTATCTGTATCGATACAGTTCCACCCTTCAGCTCCAGCTGTGTATTGAACTAAATAGACCCATTTTTTGGATGTAGGTATACTATCATGTTTGTGACCATTCCATTCGGCGATAACCGTATCTTTTAAGTACGATATTTTTTTAAGCCGTTCTAGTTCATAATCGAAATTGTAAAATATAATCAATCGATTGTGTAACTTCTGAATCTTTTCAACTTCACGAGATTTGTTATCATTATCATTGACTATTCGTCTAAGAGTGTAACATAATGAGCTAATCTGTTCAATCGGCTTATTATTGAAAATATCCCAACGATTGCGCATTACGTATCTGTACTTAGTTACATCGTAGTCACAGAAAACGTTTATGTGATGCTGAGTTGTTTTTCGATTGAAGTTCATCGGAACAAGAATTTTGTCTTTGTAAAATATCAATAACCCTTCGTCAATGTATTTTTCTATCTTAGGGTATTTCGAAAATTTACTAAAAACAGCATGTTGATGCAAGAATTCAGTTCTGTTTTTATAGAACCCATTTGCAATAAATACTGGAATATAGTCTTCCCAAGAATCTCCCGGTGTAGCTGAGAGGAGAATCCATTTGTTTTTCTTAGTTATTTGTAGGAAGCATTTCACCCACTCTCCATGTCCAATAACCCTCTGTTCGTCAAATATAAAGAATGCATCTTTAACATCAACATATTTTTTGATGTTGTTCCATGAATCTACTTTAAACGAATATTCTTCTAACCCGCCATGTTTTTGTATGTCGGATTCCCACTCATTCGTGTCACGTTTTCGTGCTGTAGTAATGATGTATACATCTAAATATCCATGCAGTTTAGCGTAGGCAAGAGCAGTTAGTGACTTTCCTGAACCAACACCACCGCACAAAATACATCCATTATGCATTTTAGACAACGCATCTTTTTGGTATTCTCTAAGTTCCATATATCCTCTCTAAAATATAAAGAATCTAGTTCTATTTTACGCATCGGAACTAGAAAGCGACGGTCAGCTCGCATAGTGGGCATTGTTAAGAGGCATACGAGAGTAAATGACTAGCGCTACTTGTCACCGGCGTTGGCTACGCTGACCCCAACGTCTAATCTTTATTGAATTGATTTTACTCTTTAATCTTGATTAAAAAGGTAAATCACTATCATCAACATTATCAGAAGAACCATTCTCGTTAGTCTCCATCATCATTTGTTCGAATCGGTCGATTTGCTGGTAAACTGTCATACCGCTGAGATACGCAGTCTGACCACTTTCGCCGTTAGGACGCTCCCAATGATACGGCCTAATATCCATGTCAACCGACTCAATCCTAATAGAATCCAATGCAGAAACAAGATTCTCATCGACTCTTGTCTTTTTATCACCGGATTTAAGAATTATAGTAGGTCCCCACTGATTAAATTTCAACTTAACCTTAATGTATCTAAAGAATTCTCCTTCTTCTGAAGTCGAAGGTTTTACTGTTGGAGAATATCCGTTTCGTCTAAAGAAGTCAACCGCAGCATCGTCAGGAAGCAATAGACAGAAATTTCTATCTCCTTCCTTGTTATAAACACCCGGTTTTCCACTAAAATTCTTAAATATAATTTTAGCGTTGTTAATCTCTATCGTTTGTCCGTTAGTCTTGCATTCCATATTATTGTTCCTCCTTTTATTCAAAAAGTACGATTATGTTTAAAGCCATAAATCATTAATTGTTCTCGTTTCTTCTTCACACGGTTTCTTACTATCTTTTTTACCAAAAAGCAAATTAATAAAATCGCTAAAGCGACGTGCATTGTAATACGAATTGAGCATATCTTCTATATTTAATTCCTTTTCACTTTGTTTCTTAGTATCTTCTTTCTTTTCTTCATCCTCCTTCGATTGACGAGAACAATATTCTTCTTGAGCTGCTACATCATTTTCACAATAATTGAGCAATTTACGCCATTCTTCATCGGTAATAGTAGTTTCGAACTCGAAATCACAATCATTCTTACAATTTATTCTCATTTTATCAAGTTCATAGTCATAGTCTTTACAGAACGTTCTGAAACCGTTATTGCAATCGTTTTTCTTTTCTTCACAACTATTATCAGAATCTTCTTTACGATTAATACTCTTCTCTGTTGAGAATTCTCCATGATAACGTTTTTCGAGTTTTGCAATATTCTTGTTAAGAACATCTTCGAACTTGGTTTTATCGATAGCCCATGCCATAAGGGCTACATACCAGCACACGTCACCAAGCTCAAGGATAATCTTTTCCTTCATGTCATCATCGAGCTTATGCCCATGATACATGTATTTTTTTATAATATCATTGACCTCACCAACCTCCCCGGACAAACCAAGAGACGCATTAAGAATCAAATCTTTTTGTTCAAATACGTCTTTGTTCAAAGTTTTGAGAGCCAAATCAGTGTAGCTCTCTGTTTGATTTATCCATTCTTCAAAGAAATCTCCAAATTCCATTATTGCGTTTGACAATTCATTCATTGCATTCTTCAAGGTGTTTTCATTCATAATAGTTATTTCCTCTCTTTTGTCTTTTTAACATTCTTTCTATTTTCTTCGTACTTTATAGGCCGTCTAGAATTTTCTCTAGCGGGTACACTTAAACAGTAATCGCAGGGGTCATCTGCGTCACTGCTGTTATAATGCTTACATTTTGAACAATAAAGTTCAAATTCAACTATCTTCTCCATCGTTTTCGACTTCGACAAATTTATTGAAATTTACATATTTACTTATAGTTTTTACAGCATCATCAACTAAGCTTTCGTAATATGAAATATCAATATCGTCTTCCTTTCCTAGATTTTTTACGTCTTCCGATTCGAGCCACCTATAGTCTTTTGTACCTGTGACTGAATCGTATTTAGATGAGCCATCTTTGTTTTTTCTTCTGCTGACCAAAACACCTCCGCCATGTCCTGACTTTATAGGACAAAACGCTCCAACTTTTCCTACGTACTGGTAATTGTGTTCACCGTCAGGAAGAGTTTCATTCATGTCCAAAAGCATTTCAGTCGACACGGTTTTGGTCTCATACAAATCCGAAAATACAATCGGTTCATGAGAAAACAACGTTTTGAACACGTACGGAACAGCGAATTGAGTACCTGTTGCAGTCCAATGACCATCTTTGGCATCTTTAGCTATATATACTGATTTATTTACGAGGCACATTTTCTCGTATGTAGCTTCGTGTTCAAAGTTATAACCATACTTCTTACCGAACTCTTTAACCTGTTCAATTATTTCAGGTGTAGCATCCGGTATCTTTATTGAGTCCGTCTTTATATGGGCAACTGTGAATCCTTTAGATTCTACGAATTCTTTTAAGTCAACCATAAATAATGCTCCTCGTTTCGCAATTATGTTATCGATGTTTCGAATATCACGAAAACGATTGTCAAACGAAGCGAATGTCTGACCGTAAACTGCATTTATAGGAGTTTTAAGACCGTTAGAAAGATATTTGGAACTGAGTTCTCCTGATTCTATACGACCAACGTATTTTGACAGTTTGCCATCCAACATTGTTCTTAATACGTTCACATTTTGATGCTTGACTTCGACTCTCGTCTCTACGAGGTCCATATAATTTTGCGTATACTTAGGCCCGAAGTAACACTCAGACAATGTGGAATGCGGATGCTGAGATGTTATGTCTAACAACGCGACATTAAAATATACTCCGGGTTCAGAATATACAAATCCTCCTTCACCAACCTCGATACCTTTGTAAGTAGATACACCGTTATCGAACTTGTATCCGTCAAAATAAGGCAAAAGACTATTCGCTTCACCATGACGAATCGCCATCATATCCGGAAAATACTTTTTCAAAAATATCAATACATCTTCGTCGAGTTCGAAGACCGGTTTCGACAAATCCCTATATCTGAATTCTTTCTGCGGGTTCTTCTCTGCTCCAAATATAATTCTAGCGGTATGCTCGTTTGTACTTGTGTTTAGAGACAATCCAGACAAATCAGCAAGTATTTGTCTAGCGAACCAATCGCCCTTCAAGAAATCAAATACCGCTTCAGTAGCTATAACATCGTTGTCACAGTATTCTGCTACTTTTGGAATGTCTTCGTCTTTAACCGGCTCATCCCACGGCATTCCGAGTTCTTTGTGATGTATACCCAATTTTATTTCAAACTTCTTCAACGACATTTTGTTTCCAGCTGAAGCAAAATCGTATACATCTGCGTATGACAAACTATATGCCTGACCAAAGAATCCTTTACCTTCGTTTATTATCTTTTGACTTAGGTTATACAGTTCTTCATTTGAATAACCGATTAACCGTGCGTACAACATATGGTTATCGTATCGTTTACAGTTGAACCCTATTAAATTGTGTTTGCAAAGATTGTCAACGTCATTTGGTGTTGGATTTATTAAGCGTATAACTGGATTAACTGCGCCTCTAAATTTCCAATTTATTAAAAATAGATTTGGAAACACCTCTACATCGAAAAATACGAGGTCGTCAGTGTTATCCTCATTTAAATCCTTGACGGTTTCATGCTCTGCCCAGAATTTCATGTCTGCTACTTTTTTTACGCAATATGCTGCCTGATTTGTACTGTTCATTGCAAAGGCATATATTACGTTTTTTAAATCGGATACGTCGTAGTTGATACCACTATTATACGCTTCTTCCAAAGTTTTGTATATCATGTCTATCGACGATTTGGTCGATGGCATTATTTCTTTTTTCAAATGCCTCGATATAACCGTTCTGATAGCTTTTTCATTTTTTAAACCATTAAAGTCTATCACTTTGTTTTCTTTTTTTATTGGAAGTCCTGAATTTATTACGGCTATTTGCTCGTTGTTACATTTCGTTAAAAGGCGTCTTAACGACGAATTGCCATTGAACACTTTTACTTCTATGTTCTCTGAGTAAATGCCTGCTAGTTTAGAGACATCTCCTTCATAAATATAATGTAAGTGTACACCTTTACCGCTCTTACTCAACTCTGCATACGTCTTTGGAAATTTTGACGCAGCTTCGATGTTTTTAGCTAAAGACTTTTCGCCATTGTCTTTCAAGTCGAAGTCTATAACTATATGATTAAGCGGCACCTTGACATAGTGCAATATTGATGTATCAATAGATGATAACGTGGTTTTAACCGAATCCCATTTTTTATACGGAAGTCCATCGTTATTTGCGTACTGCGCTGGTTGGTCTTTTAAAATATCATCCAGAACAGACGGTTGAGATTTCATAGAAAGCCATCCATTGTCCGCACGATTGTCGCTTTCGCATTGAGATTCTTCCGATAAATTCAAGTCCTTAAAACCATGATAATAACTCCTCGCTCGTGTCCCATCCTCCAAAATATAACGTTCGTGATACTCTTCGAAGTAATTTCTCAATTCTTCTCTGAATATTCGCATAGAAAACGGATATTGAACTTTTGCTTCATCGCAGTAGTTCTTATACATTTCCCATGCGACTTTAAGAGGAACGCCATTGTTTTCCATAAATTTGTTATACGAATCTAAAACAAAATTATAAAAGTCATTACTAGCGTTCAACATTATAACTGGAACGTATTTATCATATTTTGTCGGATTACTCAGATAGACATTTTTACACTTATTAGCAATGGCCCCAAGTTCAAAATCTATCTTTTTAGTCAGCGTATTGTATTTCTGCTGGCTTACCTTCTTACCAGTCGGTGAAACGTCTATCAATCGTCTGATTATACCAGAACGCGAGTCTGTTATCTTAACAGGCTTGTTTGTTCCCATGAATAAGAAACACCGGTACCGATTGCTGTACAACGACTTATACTTCTCATTAACGGTCATCATCTCGTGTGATACAAGACTGTTTAATCTAGTGTTATCTTCGATTCTAGACAAATCACCGTCATGCTGTATACCAACCAACGGATTACACTTAAACGGTTCAAGAGCAAAAGAGTTGTTAGATGAACCTAATGCCTTGGCGTCAAATACAGAATAATATCCTTCGAACAACTTCTGGATAATATTAAGTACTGTTGACTTACCAGTACCAGCAGAACCGTAAAACACGAGAAATTTCTGTATGTTTACTGAATCTCCTGTTACGATTGAACCTATGGCCCATTCTATCTTTTCCTTTTCTGTCGAAGAATATAAAGTACCGACAAGTTCATCCCATGCATCAGTAGGACCATCATTTAACGTATATGATAGCTTTTTGGATACATAGTCTTCTTTTTTAGGATGCTGGTCTGCGAAAGTTATTCTATCATCTAATTGTACGTAGTTGTCTCTAAGATGCTTCTGACAATATTTATGCCATTTATCTATGAGACCTGATTCTGAATCCCAAAGAAATTTTGGAATGACAGTAACGTCAGGTTTCTCCTCTTGCAATTTATTTGCGTACTGTTTTACGTCATTGTCAATCAGGTTCAATAGAACGTTTTCGTCCGTAGACCATAATTGTTCTTGTTCGTTCCAAACGGCATAAAAATCGCCTCCTCTTATCATCAAATCGTTAGTACGATTAACGATAAATTTAGGATAGACTTCAATTGTCATATCCTTACTTCTTTTAGTTGCTATTAAATAGAAGTCCATCCGTTCTCCTTTCTATACGTTTTTGATATATCAATGACATAGTTCTGTCATGAAGACCTGCATCTGGTCCCAGATAGACAACGTTCGCATGTCTATTTTTTTATTACGTGTCACAAATGGAGACCCGCTACCGTTTTTCTTGTATGTTTTAGTACAGAATTTGTCAATGATATCCTTAACCTTTTTTTCATCGAAATTTGAATCTGTCATATCTATGAGGCCCATATTTACTATGAATTCCCAAAACCATTGAGAACCTCGATAACCGTATTTCGGGTCATACAAAGTGTTCTCGATTTCCATTGCCAATTCAACGAGAAGTTCAAATACAGACGATTCCTGAAACGGAGGAGCATATTCATTGAAATTGCTTAACCTCCGTTTAGACAACGCGTTGTTAATTCTAGAATCGTCCTCGTCGAACTTATTAATGTATGGTGTTGAGAAAAGACATTTCAATAAAAGTGAATATTCACTCCTATAAAATATCTTCCTCACCAGATATGAGAAATATGCATTCTCATCGTTCATCCTCAGCTCAAATCCTCTGCTATTTCATAATATTTCTTTAGAGTGTTATTTTGGATATATACGGCATCTTCATCGGTCTCCCTAAAAATACGCTTAAACGCGTCTCCTACGTAATCTACGTAATCAGTTATCTCTCGTCCCTTCAAATCATACATCTTATCTCGTTCAGTGTTATATTCCCACTGAATCATCTGATAAGTTGGGATTTCTCCGTATTCAGATGAATCGATAATCATGATGTCCGTAGACACATCAATGTAACAATCTTTCGGTATACCGTCATAATCGTCATCTTTTTCATAACAAATAACGTCATCATCGGTCAATTCATCGTCGTCAGATGAAAACATTTCAAACTCGTCATCCGGATACTCGTCGTCATCGAATATATCATCCGACTCGATGGAGCCAGAATAAATATCAATTACTTCTTTTGCGCTTTTTACCGCATCATCCATATCCTTTTTAAAGTTGTCATCATCGTGACGAAAAAACTCATTTACCATATCGGTATATTTTCTTTCCATTTCGTCCTTCTTTTTCTTAAATATAAAGAACGATGTAACACCTGTGATAAGACCTCCGGCAATAACACCACTTACAAACCACATCCAATTAGTCATAGTATTTTACCTCCTTCGTTAGATATACTGCAATACATCGCCTTGGACATTAAAGTCAAGCCAAATGCCGGGTTCGTAACCATTGATAAACAAACGTTTTGATTCATCTGAAATATCATAGATACCAAAATCAATCTTTGCGTTTTTGTCTATCTTCTTACTCCAGCCTACGAGTTGTCCTTGCGGTGTCCTCGGGAATCCGAGCATTTCATACACCTCGTTAAGGGTCATGGTCTTATTTACGCTGAATTTTTCATTCGCGAACCGTTGCATCTTCAACAGATAGAACAATCTATCTTCTGCGTCATCAGTCCAACCCGGGCTACCTTTACAGAAGCACCTTGTATAGGCACTGTGCTCAGGTTCGATGGTCCTTTCAGTTGGCTTTTTCTTCTTAGACGTAGACCCATCTTCAGGCTGTTTAACATCTTTTACATTGAATCTGAACTGCCTATCAGCATCCTCACCGTACTTTTCTTTCACGTTTTCTCGGTACTTATTAAAAGCACTCGAAACTCCGATAAATGCACTACCAAGCGTGAGGTAGCGTTTGTTCAAGATACAGTGTGCTCCGACAAACGCAGCAGTTGTAAGACCACCAATTAGTACGGAAGGGATATATGCTTTAACGCATTCACGAGCGTAAGTTATGTCATTGACCTTAGTATCGTTCGAAATATCTTCTTCCGTATATTCGAATGTTTCATCGTTTTTTGCTTCTTCAATGTCAGCAGCGATTTCTTCATGCTTCTTCTTAGCTGCAATCTGCTTTTCAGCCCCCTTTTTTACTGAATATCCAAACACACCAAGGCCAATTACGCCCATAGTGGTAAGTGCAGTAGGCAGACACGCCTTCACGAAATTTTTAACTGTATTAAATGATATCATTACTTTTCCTCCTTTGCGTTCTTTACAGATGTTTTATTCTTAATCTTTATAAGACGGTTCAAATACCATCTTGCTTTCTCCAAATCTTCAATTTCGTTCTTTTGGTCAAACCGCCAAATATATTTAATAATCTGACCTACATAAAAACCTTCAATGCCATTCTTATTAGAAATAGCGGATTCAATAGCGTCGATGCATTCAACTTTCATTCCAGAATAGTGCCTAGGATGATTCACAGTACTCATTTTCTTTGCTCCTTAAATAGATTTAAATGATATGGGTTTGGGAAATTTTATATACCATTTCCCGTTTGAAAGATAAACAGAGGCTGTCCGTAATGAAGTCCAGCCGTAATCGTTCGTTACATAATCGAACGGAATATCCAGAACATCGTACATCTCCGCAACAGAAACCATACCTGTAGCTTCTATTTTAGATGTCAATGCTTGGAGTAAGTTCTTGGCTTCTGTAGGATTATTGAAGTTTACACTGTTATAATCCGACACTGTCGCTTTCTTCCAATTAATTGAGTTAATTTGCTGACTGTTACTAGAACAGTTGTAGTTAGTATAACCGTTATTATTCGAATAGTTTTGAAAACTATAATTTGTATAATTGCCTCCGCTTGAAAAACGACCTTGATTATTAGACTTTATGTCTTTTCTATAAATAAGATAATCGCTGCCATTTTTAATCAAGTTTGACAACAAATTTTTTAAACTTGGGCTGATTAACTCAACCCAAAGGTCTTTTGCCATTTTTAAAAATAATGAATCTGGTTTAGACAAATTAGCCTTTGGTATATTAGGCGTATTTTGTTCCTTATTTTCCATGAAAAAATATAAAGGAGACTGTGTTTTTAATCACAATCTCCTTTACGTACCTCCTTCATTTTTTAATCGTATTGGGTTTTATTTAACTTCTTCTCCGTCACAATCAATCACATCACAGTCGTTGATGTCAACAACCTTTTTTCTGTTTTTGTGCTCCTTGATTTTTCTGTCCAGCAGCTTATACAGCTTAATTCCGCCGTAAATAAGACCGCCGATTGCTGCAGATGCAGCTACGCCAATTCCTATTCCTCCAAGCGTTAAGTTTTTCGCTGATGATACTGCTGTTTCAGTAATATCAGTTGCACCAACACAGTTAGTCACTGCATTTTCAACCGCGTTAGTTACGTGAGTTACGTTTTCTTCGTTCATAATAAAAATCTCCTTTAAATTTAAAAATTGGGAAGTATCCCATAATAGCATTTGTTTTTCTCGTTAAAAAATAAAACAAAAAGGTCATCGTTTTATTGATGACCCTCTTGCTTTCTACTTACCTATTTTACATATCATGTATATTATGATGTATACTTCTATGGATAGGATGTGTATACGTGTTTCTCAATGCTTCCGCTTCGTCTTTCTCTTTCTGCTTGCGTACAGCATTCTTAATTGATATAACACAAATTATTCCAATAATAAGCCCTACTATCATAGTATCCTCCAAGTTTTAATTTTTGGTAGTATCCCATAATAGCGTTTGTTTTTCTCGTCAATTTGTTCTTGTCTCGTACTTTTTTATTTCTGCCGATATTTCTTTTTTCATGTCGTTTTCCAAATATCTTGTGATAAGAAATCCACTTATCATATCACAGATTGTTCCTAAAGCGGTTAACACATTCATTTTCAAATCTTCCTCCTGTTATAAGCCAACTGTTAGGTAGCTCACATATTTTTTTACAAAAACTAATCCATTCGTACAATTTATGAGACTTTCTCTCATTATACATCTTGTGTAATACTTCGTAACTAAGCATAACCGTTCGTTTTTGATTATATGAAGTAGGTAGTATTTGTATTATATTCCACCAATATTTTTTGCCCATTGTTTTTAAATATAAATCGCGATTTTTATTTAAAGATACGATTATATTGTCTAGACAATCGAAATCAGTTAACATATCAGTGCTAAAATCTTCTCTCTCAAAGACTTTATCTGTTATCTTATGCATGGTTGAACACGAGTTGCTTACAGACCCTACTTTATATGTGTCGAACTCTTTCCACCAATATAGTGGTGCGCAAATATCCATATACACTACTATCATTCTCATAAATTTCCTGTGCGACGGCCCAGCTTTGACAAGTTTATTCATCAAAGTTGCATCGTTGTACCCTAGAAGATATACATGGTCTTCGGTTTCACCTATCATAGCGTCAATACGAGGGATATTACTATACCCACTATCTGATTTGTCCCAAGAATTCATTGGGTTACGCATCCCTCGTATTGACTCTTCGAAACCGTAAACGCTCACTTTATCTATAGTCAGCATTATCGATTCTCCTTACAGCAATTGAGGTTCTTCAAATGACAACATCAAAACGTAAAAATTCTCATCTATACAAGCTCTACGATGCCAAAAATGCACTTCTTCGTCAATCCACCACAAAGATTGCATACTTATAGGATATTCGTCGTCATAATAGTTCTTAAGTACAATGTCCATGTCCAATTGTCTATAAAAATCTATAACTGAACACCTTCCGCGTTTACGGACAACTTCATTTACATAATGCTCAGCTGTAAGGAGTTCGTCCATTGTAGTCTCCATGTATGACAAAGTAAACATGTCATAGACAAGTATAGTATCTGGGTTATCATCAGATATAGTTATACCCATATCTTTGACATCTTGTCTAGCGATGTCTTCCTCAATTTTGTCCTTAAGTCCTGCCTTTTCCAACGCTGAATTGATTTTGTCTTTGTATTTACTGTAAGACGCGTTTGCAAACGTGTAAAGTCCAATCAAAGATGCCTGTTGTCTGTTGGACAGAATTGTATTTCCAATGATGCTAGCCACCGTACCTATTCCAGTAGCTATTACAGGAGCATACGATTTGACGTCACTAATAACTGCATCTTTTTTTGTAAAATCGTCTCCCTTCTGTTTTTTCAACTCTTCTTTTCGTTGTACTGCTTTGGGTGTTATCTTCGCCGTAAGTACGATAGACGCTACCGTTCCTACAACGCTCAAAGCACTAAGAATATAATTCCCATTTTTTTTAAAAAATTCGCTGAAACTCATTTTGACACCTCATCTTTAGCTTTTTTAAATTTGTTCTTTACAGAATTTTTAAACGACGTCCACTTTGCAGGATTTCGTTTTATGATGATAAACGCTGCGATACCAACCGGGATAATTATGTTGGTTGTCCACAGTCGTATTTCCCTCATCAGTTCCACATTCCTACTCATATGATTATACCTCCAGATTAATAAGACATGTTAAAATTGTACACAGGGTCACTGCTATACCCAAACACCAGCACCGGATACCCGTGCTTTGACTTTTCGTAATGATACACAATATCAAGACCATCACCAGAACGTCCATACTCCTTGGATGTCCAGCCGACTATATCTCCAATATCTGAACCATCTTTATCTAGATACGCATAGAACTCATTTAATGAACACACATCATAATTCATTATGTCTCTATTTACACTATTAATAGCTCTTTCTAGACTTACAATATTCGAATAAAAATATCTTCCAGAATACGAGTCATAGCACATCATCTCATCCATCTGGCGTATGTCATTAGGCGAAGGCGTTGAATCATTGGAATCCATAGATTTCTTATTAGCTTTCTCTTGTATCGCGTCCTTAACTTCATTAGAAACCGTATCAGCAACTGCAGATTTATAAGTAGAAAGGGCATTCTGTGTTACTCCAACCAGAGTAGACGTAGCTACGATTGAATTATTTAATCCAATAGCACCTGCGATTATCGCCCCTGAAGATGTAACAACATTAATCGCTACCGGAATATAGCTCTTCCATGTACTCTTTATTTTTTCTTTTCTAGAAATCAACTTATCAGAATATAAGTTAGCGTGCTTTTTGCCAATGTTAAAAAGCTGGATTCCAGAAAATATCAATCCACCGATTCCAGCTCCAATTAAAATGTTAGATTTTAACCTGTTATTCACTTTTGAAACAATAGAACAGACTGTTTAATCTGTTCTATTTTACCTCCAATCTTATTTTTCTTTGAATGTTACTTCGTCAACTTCTTAAACAAACTCTTTGCTGCTTCCGAAGTGAACATACTATCGCCGCTGTATTCGACGAACAGCGACAGCAAAAATACAAACGTACTCACCCCTATAGGGACGAGTGACGAAACAATCTCTCTACGCTTTGTATAAGCGTCGGTCGATTTAATTATTGCCTCTCTAATCCTTATTAGTCGAGTTAGTATTTTGTCATATTTGTCGTCGTTTACGTCGAGCTTATTAAGCTCGGTCAATAGTCTTCGCTCCTCCGCTTTGAGAGCCTGAAAATTCGTTTTTTTCTTCATAAACGCCTCCAAAAAATATAGTTTATGGTATTTATCCCATAAAACAGCATGTTTTTCTGGTAAAACAAGAACACCCACTGTATTTCAAGTGAGTGCCCCGTTTTGGGTTTTAAACTTCTTAGTTAATATTCGTCTGGTTTGTAATTATTTCACTCAGACCATACGAGACGTCAGTCAATAGACTGAGGATGTCCCTATATTGATTATCTAGAATCTTCGCTGCGTTTCTCATACTCCACAGATTCTGAATCACCAATATACTTGCGGTGATGCATTCCTCATATTGTTTCTTCGTCTTCTCGTCGTTCATAATAAACCTCCAAAATATAAATTAGGAAATAATTCCCATAACAGTATATGTTTTTCACGTTAAAATGAAACACTCACTGTATTTCAAGTGAGTGCGCTCATAGTTAACACCTTATCTTTTTCTTTTTCTTGTTCTTATTTTTTCAGCGATATGCATAATTATAACACTTAATGAAAATATCTCTATCAATGTTAGTAACGCGTATAAATATACGCCTACAAACAAACTTCCTGTGGTATTATAAATAATTTCCACAAGCGCTTTCCATGCTCCGGTGAACATAATAATCCTCCAATAAAAATATAGTTTTTGGTATTTATCCCCATAAAACGACATGTTTTTATGGTCAAACAAGAACACCCACTGTATTTCAAGTGAGTGCCTTTGGTTTCTGATATCCTTATTTTTTCTTCAATCCGTGAATGTAGACTTTACGAACTTCTTCTCTTATCATCTTACGTTGTTGTTTTTTGTTTCCTATGGCGCTAAGCACGCCTCCAGCAAAAGAACAAACAAGCCCGAGAATAATTAAAGTTGCCATAAAATTTTTCCTCCAAAATATAAAAAAATTATTAGGATTCTATCTATCCCATAATAGTACATGTTTTCGTCGTCAAAAAGGAACACTCACTGTTTTTCAAGTGAGTGCCCAAGGAAAACAAAAATATGAGACTTTAGTTTATTACATAAGTTTCCTCCTTTCATAATAACACTATATCATATATTTACTCCATAATAGTACATGTTTTTCTCGTCAAAAAGGAACACCCACTGTTTTTCAAGTGAGTGCCTTTTCGGTTTACCTATTTTATTTTTGTCCGTTAGATACTATCAAATATACTCCAATGACTAAGAGTATTATTCCAATAATCATATCTTTCCTCCTACAATATTTATTAGGTATTTATCCCATAAGACAACATGTTTTTATCGTCAAAAAAGACCACCCACTGTTTTTCAAGTGAGTGCCTTAGTCTGTTTCAATCCATGTTACTTTATAAACCATTTGAATATTTCACAAACGACCAATATTACTGTTAGTGCTATCACCATCAACAGAAGATAGGGTGCATAACTTATTATCATAATACTCCCTATTGCTGCTAATGATAAAAAAATCAACACCAGTATTGTAATCATATTGTTCCTCCTAAATGTCAAAAATATTTCGGATTTTATTCCATAATATACTATGTTTTTATCGTTAAAAAGAACACCCACTGTTTTTCAAGTGAGTGCCCTTATTGGGTTCGTTCCTATTCCTATTTAGTTTTCTTCATCTCTTTCATCTCTTTCTTCATCTCTTTCTTACATTTTTTCAATACATCCCTAATGTAATTCCGTATTATCACACTTTTCCATACATCAAGTCCGTAGACGCTGAAATTGAGGTTTTTCACGCTCCCATTTTTTCCAACTTTCGCGAGTTCGAACATTACTTTATAGTAATCGCCATCGAAAGTGAATGTGTACCAAGTCGTACACGTTTCATAATCCGAGTGGTGGTCAACCATCTTGTAATCTTCAAACGTTGCAAACGTCTTATCAAAGAAGAGCTTCCAATTCTCTTCAACTTCTTCGGCCTGAGCCCGAAAAGCTGCCTTTACGTTTTCATCTTTTTTTGTCAGATAGAGTTTCATAATAAAAGTCCTCCAAAAATTCTATTAGGTTTTTATCCCATAATATACGATGTTTTTCTCGTCAAAAATAAAAAAGAAAGTGTAAGTCAATATAGATGTGCACCCCCGTTTATATTAATTAGATATAAACAACTCGTGCTGTCCTTACGGTCCCCAACCCTTACAAGTTTAGCATCTTCATTAGTTCATTCATACTTACAATTCTCAATTAGGTTCTTGTACTTACCTAATCTTTCTTTTCATAATATACAATGTTTCCGTCGTAAAAAAGAACACCCACTGTTTTTCAAGTGAGTGCCTTTGGTTTGTTGTTACACTTATTTCTGGTCGTATACCGACAAAATATAGTTCAGAAGTGCGTTTTCTCTTTTTCTTCCTCCCTTAGAGTATATCCTAACCTCATAGTGAAATGTGTCGTTCTCTTCATCGTAGTCCTGAATTTCAAATACAACTTCATTTTTCACACCAAAATCTTCGAATTCAATACATAGTTTGTATGCATCTAAATCGATATCTGCACGAAAAAGTTCGTATCCTATTCTGAACATTTGACTGAGACGACCAATCCAGTATTCCTTGGTGTCGGTTAACTCTTCGTCAATTTTCTTCCGTACCTCTGTCGTAAATTTGACAGTATTGTTTCCTTTCGTTTTCATAACAAAAATCCTCCAAATATAAATTATGGGTATTTATCCCATAATACTGCCTGTTTTTCTGGTTAAAAAGAACACCCACTGTTTTTCAAGTGAGTGCCCTAGTCGGTTTTTAAACCTTATTCTACTTCGTCCTCATCTTAGTCTTCTTCATCGTCGAACGTAGTAATATAGTCGAGAGTTCGTGATGCAGCTATCCAATCCATCCGTCCAGACTCCTCATCGTATTGCTGAAGCTGTAATATAGCTTCTGTTCTGACACCCATCCACGTAAACTCGACACATGCCTCGCATGTATCAAATTTTACATAGGAGTCAAGAATCTTGAATTCTTCTCCAGAGTACATTTGAGTGTACAAGTCCGTCCAAGATTTCAGATATTTATCTGCAACCTCCTCGAATTTCTTCCTTACTTTCTCCAATTCAACGATTTCACAGAATTCGTTTTTCATAAAAATTCCTCCGATAAAATATAGTTTTTGGTATTTATCCCATAATATAATATGTTTTCATCGTCAAAAAAGAACACCCACTGTTTTTCAAGTGAGTGCCTTTCGGTTGTCATACCTTTAGTTGTACTTTTTATTGTCAAGTTTATTATTGATTTCGTCTAATCTGACATGAATCGCGTCAAGTTGGCGGTCTTTACGATATTCTGCCATGTCGTGTTCACTTATCTTGTTAGATATAGCCCATCCAAGCAGAACACCTCCAATAACAAACAATCCACGTTCGATTATTGTTTCGATAATCTTGTTCATAATAATCCTCCGATAAAAATATAAAGTATGGATTTTACTCCATAATACACTATGTTTTTATCGTTTAGGCTCTTCGTACGTCATTGCGAGGTCTGAGTCCGATATACCGTTAGTAGTCGGGTCGTTAACAATACCTAAAATTGTTAAAATTATAAATACTGTAGAAACTATATCGAGTAACGAAGACGATATACCTCTAAGGTCTAAGTTGAGACCGAATAATTTACATACCTGCGTTACAAGTAAAATAACAGCGGGTATCATGGTCGTCCAAAATAACTTGTTCTTTAACCTAACTTTAAAATTTAATTTCATATGTCTTTCCCCTCCATGAGCTTTTCTATGTTGTTTAATCTTTTTTCTAAGTTACATATTTTAACAGAACAAACTTCATATGACGTTCGTAAGTTGCATAGTTCAACAGCAATGTGTTCGTATGATAATGTATTCTGTTCTATCTTTTTTTCTATCTGAGTTAATCTATAATTGGTGAGCTTGTTCGCAGTAAGTATACCGCCGAATGTTCCAATTATAGTACCGATAAAGGATAGAATAGCAACTAAAATTGTATTATCCATATGTTATCCTCTCCACACTGTATATGATGTATTTATGTAAACGCGATTTAATGGTTCAGTAGATTTGGTTCCATCTTGGTCGTACACACTTGTTATAGTTAATATACCTATTGTTGACAAAGTAGCATAGCACATTCTATCATTGTCACATGGAAATATAAATTCCATATCGTGTTTTGGTGAAACATTTCTCGGAATAATAGTTAAAATCTGACTGCTTGTTAAACCTTTTGCTCTTTTAACAACTCCATCTAAATAAATCATACTGTTATTTATTTCACGATAACTTAATTTAGAGGAGTCGTTGTAATTTTCGAAACTAGACTGTAATGTTAATTCAACAAAACCTGTATCTGGTATTTTAGAAATTATCTCTGTTGCTACGGAATCTGCAAGTTTGTCGCTAGTTATACTTTTGTTTAATATATTAGCACCAGATATAACAGCTCCAGACGATAAGTTGAACAAAACCACAGCAGATGCTTCTTCTGTCTCGTCAGACATCTTAACGTATCTAGTTATAAAGCCCTTTTTTATCATATAATCATAAAAAGACTCTAACTTAACATTATTCAAACTTTTAAATGCGAACGCTGTTTTAGTAACGTCAGTTATATCAGATAATTCACCTCTTATTTCAGTCACTGAATCACTTCTAGCCGCAGGAGAAGAAATATCATTTACAATTATAGCTCTGTGGTTTGTTATGTTAACTATTACTCTATCACCATCAACAACATCTATGGTTGAAACCACTGGAGTGTATTCAGTTGAACCATCTAACTTAACATAAATCTTTCCTTCGTTTATAACTGCGTATCCATAAACAGTAGACGATGTTTTTGGTTTTTCTTTTTTAAAAGTAGACGCAAACGTCTTAACTATGTTAGGCGGTAGTTTATACATGGTACATAGTTCCTTTCCACAAATTAACCGGAAATGCTGCTGTCTCAGAAACTGACATTGATTTACTACAATTATAGGTCTGAGACATAACTTTAGCCTTAATGTTATATAATCCAGCCTTTTTGTAATTTAATCTTATAGAATCACCTATTGTTACTGGACAATAACCGTGAGAATAATTCAATTTATAAGTCACAGTTGACATCTGTTCAAGCGTTCGTTGAGCATAGTCATCAACTTCGTCTTGAGTTGGATTACCTACGATAACCGGTTGGGTAACCCTAGCCAGAATTTCACGACCTCTAGACACAGTGGAAGTAGGCGAATCTGGGTCATCATTGACAGCTCTCGAAAAAATATAATTTTTATCGTCAGAATAAATTACTTCTACCGTGTTAGGTATATCACATAAGTCATATTCCATAGTTATACTAGGAAGAAGTATAGACGAGTTATCATCATTGAATTCCCATATAGGTATTGTCTCAGAAAACTTTACATCTTTTTCTAAAATAATTTCTCCAGAAGGTGAAAGTGCTATGTGATGTTCTGCTTGCCCTAACAAATCGCTTATGAAAGTCAACCAGTCGTCTCCTGAATCAGCAACGAAATCAGTTAAAAGATTTTTGCTAAATGTTTTTCTAACAACTGGCGCTCGACAATGTTCTGTAATTAACGTTATAGCGCTTTCTAATATGTTGGAACCAATTTTTAAATAGTATCCAACAGGCGGTTTTCCGTCTTTTAATTCATACAACGGAGAATACGCTTGAAGATTTTTAGAAAAAACTTTTCCGTCAAACGATAAAGATGGTGTCTGAACCAGACTAGTATTCAAACATATTCTTTCTCTAATTCCATTTTGAACTACAATTAAATATGTTCGTATATACTTTTCTCCATCAAATTCATGAGTATTGAATGTAGCAGAACCAAGAGTCTCTGAAGTCAAATCTCTTTGAAAATCTGAGCTTATTACACTACTTAAACGCGTTTTGTCCTTCCAAGTGTTTTCATCAACGTAGTAATATTCAAACGATTGGGTCATGGATTTAGTCCAATCTACCATAATTACATCCCTCCCTCAACTCTGGTTATATCTAGTGTAACAGGAACTGTTACTGCGAGATGTGTTAAAGAGAACGTTACATTTATGTTAGCCCAATAACCTACACCGGATGGTTCTCTAACATAAACATCACCACAATATAGATTAAGACGTTGCAATTGATACAATGTCTCTTTATCGTATTTAGGAACTTCTACTTTCCATGAACCAGTTTGCTTTTTTAACACACCGTAATACGACACTGGGTTTTCTCTACCAGCGTACTCAACTAATGTTACGTCTTTAGATATTTTATTGTCTACATCTATGTTATAAGGAAGTTTTAATAGAGAACCATTCCAACCATTACTTTCTTTGACTCTATCGTTACTATCTATATCATACGGGACATAATTTTCATCCCACTGAATAATTATAGCCTTCTCACCGAATTCAATACCCGGAACGTCGTAATAATTCATTTCTCCGGTGGTCGAAGATTTGGCAACGATTCTATATCTAGCCGAATCCAAGGCCGGATGAGGGTCTGTCGCATATATGTATCTATTACCGTCTGTTTGTTGCTCAATGTTTTCCATAATTGTTGTGAATCGTCCATCGTTTTCTCGTCTATAAACAGATAAATACATCTTTACCGGTTTAAACCCAGTATCAAATATACAATAAGGACGTATATACGCCTGATATGTGTCTCTGTTTATAGCGATTTCAGCATTAGGTTCCGGTACAGTTTGAGACCATGCTACAGTAAATGTATATTGACCCCATCCGACTAGACCACTGTTCATAGTGACATGTAAGTCTAACGTATATTCGCCATTATTATCTAATTTGACGTCTTTAGGAGTTAATGTTTTACTAAAATTCGTGTCAATGTCGAAATGCTCAGAATATAAAACGGTACCTTTAGTAACGACTATGTCATTACCGTATGAATCTTGGCTATCAAAATTGTTGTTAGCCGTTATTTCTAATAAGTATGTAATAGGCTTTTGGTTTCCAGCAAGATATATACCAGTTACTGTTAATGGATATGAAACGACAGTGTCTACTACTTCGTTTCCAGTTCCATCGGTTAGGTGCATTTCTAACGATGGAGATATATACACGTTAATAGTCTTTTCTTCTGAGAATTCGCTGTAGTCATCTAACGCGCCTTTTGTCTTAACTCTCCAAGTTATAACAGCGCCGTCTTTGAAAAACTCAGGTAAATCAGCACTTTTTAACGTATACGACGTCGTCTCTCCGGTTACATTTATTTCTTTTGGTCTCGCATTAGGTGAGGATAACAATATCGTTGCCGCAGTTTGTTTCGAATTGTCTTCCGCATTATGTAACCAATATAGTACTACTGTATCAACAACTGAGGCAGTAGTTGTTGATGACCATGTGGTAGGAGGATTCGGTTTTTTTCCTAAAGATACTCGTCCGTACGATACCGACCAAGGTGAATTACCTGCCGAGTTAACCGCTCTTACTCGGAAGACGTATACCTTTCCTGTTTGTAACCCAGTTTTTTCAAAACTATTATACAATATACCGGTTATGCTAGTAGCTGTATCCTGATAAAAGAAATCAGAAATTTTTTCAGCATATTCAAGTTCATATGAAGTAGCAGTTGGAGACTCACTCCAAGAAATATAAATAGATGTTAGAGAAGTAGCTCTACATTCTGTTATTTCTCCCGGAACTGGTGGAGGAGTTAAAGTCGCGGATGAATACGCACTCCATTCCGATATATTATCCGTTGTAGTTCTAGCTCTAGCCTTTACTCTATACGTTTTACCGGGTTGAAGAGTTACGACATAGCTTACTGCGTTTGTTATTGGTATGTCAAGCCAGCTACTTCGTTGTAACGTGCTGCTTCCATCGACCGCCACCGCAAACTGGATTTGAGAACCTTTTGGATATGTCAATCCTTCTAAAGACATAGTTAAGTTATATAGTTCGTCGAGTTCTACTTGAGGAGTAGAAGGCGCTGAAGGTGGCGCCTCCTCTTCAACAACAAAATAAACCCAACTACTATATTCTGATGTCCAATAACTATGTTCATTATTATTAGAATCTTGATACGTTTCAGATATAGCTTTTACTTTAAAACGTATCTTTTTCGCATTACTTGGAATGCCCCAAGTCTCTTGTTTGGTAGACGGACTTCCTTCCTGACCGTCGAACCATCCCTGAGAGCCAGTTGTCAAGGTATCTACTTTGTATTGCCATTTGGTTTTATAGTTTGCAGTATGGTTTTTATCCCATGTCCATTTGGCAAATAATGTATTTGTAGTACCTGTTTGGACTTCGAATTTAGTTACAATTGGTGATGCCATTTTACATCCTTTCTTCTACTCTGACTGCGTTTATAAGCTGTAATACTGCATTCGCTATAGTCGAACCGTCGTCGTAGGAAATTCCATTTATTTCGTAATTGTTTACTGTTTTAGGTGTACCGGATATGTTCTTCAAAATATCAAGCGGAGATATAGTGTTCGAACGATTAGCGTTAAACATGCTATTGGACGTAGCCGCTAATCTGAACGAAGTACTAATACTAAATCCGTCAAATATAGAGTTAATCCGTTTACCGCCAGACGTAATATCTGATAAATCAAGAATCGGTCTAATTGTAGGCTGAAACTCAGTCGATAAACTAATAGCGTTCGCTACGTCTTCTGCGGCGCTTTGTAATCCGTTTGCTTTAGTACCAGCGCGACCACGTGTCTTTTTATCGATTGTAGAGTATATACCGTCGAGTATAATACCAGCCCTATCTTTTGCTCTATCAGCTTTATCAGACATACCGTCAATGATGGAAGATATTATTTTTACACCGATATTGTAGAAATCATTTGTAGCATTCGGGCCTATTCCTAAACGATAATTGAATTCAGCAATTATAAGTGACACTACATTACCAGCGCCGATTCTTATGCTTTCTTTTTTATTATCATCATTTAAGGTATTGGCTATTGTTTCCATAACTGTAGTCATTATAGTTGCTATCGGTTTTTCGATAGGGTCTAACAATGCGTCACTGAAACCTCTTCTCGTTATTTCACCAGCAGAATAACCTGCGGAATATAAGTCCTTATATCCGTCTTTATATGCTAAAACATAATTGTCGATAGAGATATGAGCGAATTCTACTAATGCTTCAGCGAAATTTTCCAAACCAGAGAAATCGTAATCCGCCATTTTGGTATTAAAATCATACATAGCATCAGCTAACGCCGTTAACTTAGCACCAAATGAATTAGCACCGGTTGTAGTTACACTTTCCATACTTGCACCAGCCGCTGATAAATCGTTTATCGCTTGCGCTGCGCTTGTTACAGCCGTTTCATCTATGTTCTTTACTTTATCGCTAAAACCTTTAATTTTTTCGCCTAAAGTTTTGAAATTATCACCGAACTTACCGATTAGATTCTTATCCAAAATAGCTTTATTGCCATTTTCTTCGGACGGTAATACACCGAGAATGCTTGTAACAATATAACTTACATCATCCACCATGCCTTTAGGGTCGTCGCCTAAATTACCGTCAACTGTGGATGAGAAATTTACTACTGACGTACCGAAACTTTCCAGCTGGACGCCGAAATCACTCAAGTCTTTTTCAGACGTGAATAATGATGATATAACACCCTGTTGAGGAGCTAACGAGTTTGTTAAAGAAGCGAAAATATTACCTGCGTAATACGCTGCGTCTACTGCTCTAGGATTGATTTTAACAGTACCGTTTTCATCGACGACAGCATCACTAAATCTAATCATAGATTGTCCGTAAGCTTCTATACTAAGACCGAAGTCTTCTAAGCTTTTGGAGCCAGCTACTTTTTGCCAGAAACCGTTTTTCGTAGGAACTTTTCCGTTTAACTCAGCCATTATTCCGCCAGCATCTGCAGCGGCTTGAATCGATTCTGTATTTAATCTACTCTTACCTTCAGAATCAGTAACAGTATTACTAAACAAAACCATAGCGGCACCATATGCAGCACAACTTGCTCCAAATAAACCTAGGTCAGTTTCACCCATTATTTTACTAACCCAACCTTTACGTTTAGGAATTTTATCGGCCAATTCTGTCATTAATAATCCGGCTTTCTTTGCTGTATCTATCGCGCCTAAGTTTATTACGCTGTTACCTTCATCATCTGTTAACGCGTTGTTCATGGCCACTATTGCAATTCCAAAACCAGCTACTGATGCGCTAAACGAATCGAAGTCAGCATCATTAAATGCCGCGACTGCCGGTATTGCTTCTTGTAATGAAGTAATCATTTCGCCTATAGATACAGCAGCAGTAACAGCTTCGACATCGATATTACCAGATACGACGTTGGAAAACTCTACCGCAGCATAACCGAATGATACCAATTTCGATAACATGATATCAAAAGTATCACTTGAACCAGTAAAAAACTCTATGAAACCGGTTAAACTTTGGAGTAGTTCAGCCTTTGTTATCATCATTAATGCGTCGCATAATGCTTTAGCTCCCATTGCTCCATCTGGTCCCATTTGTTTACAAGCAATAATAAACGGTATAGATGCAACAGCAAATTTGCTTAATTGAACGCCAAGGTCGAACATACTAGGAACGAACGGTAGTAAATTAGTTATTCCTTCAATTAATTGGGCTACACATAATGCTAATATAGAAGCTACTAAAATTCCGGCGCCAGTAAGAACCTGCTCATCAGCGGCGAGTTTCATTACTTCTATGAAACCATTATTTAAATTGTTAGCGAAGTCGCTAAGTGCTTGACCAAACGCAGGTAAAATTTGCATTATTCCTTCGGCTATACCGGCTATAAACGCGCCAATCATTTGTCCTACTGTGTTAGCAAGTTTAATCATGATAGGAGCGCCTGTATTAATATACTCTTCTATTTGAGGATATTTTGATGCTAAGGCGCCGATTGCAGTTATTAAACCTCCCAATACAACCAATACCGCCGATAATGCTCCTATAGCTACACTAGCTATTAAAGCTAATGGTGCTAACGGAGCGACTTTAATTAATACGTCTGATATTGCGTTTAGTAAGAATACTAATATTATTGCATTTGCAGTAGCATTGTCTATACCTTGCATTAATGCTAAAACACCGACTATAGCCAACATGGACACTATAACACCGGCTAATATAATCATAGCTGCTTTCCATCCAGCACCAAGAACATCTAACGATAACACTGCGGCAACCAAACCTAACGCGATTATTAATGGTACCATTGCCAACATAATTGCGGTTAAAGCTAGAGCGCTTGGAATAGCATTATTTACGTTCTTTAACATTAATAACGATGCCGAAATTAATATCATAGCTCCACAAACCATTAATATCAGAGCTAACATTGTTTTTATAACGCTCTCGTCTAGTGTAACGTTTGCATACGATAATATTACGACAGCCGCAGCCAATGCGTTTATTAAAATAGCTAAAGATAATGCTGTTTTGATACTTGTTTTAACCTTAAGTTTATCCATAGCTAATAATATAGCGCCTAATATGCCCATTACTAGTGACATTATTACTAACGATTTTAATACACCTTTTTTTATCTCTTTCGATTGACTTAATATCAATACTGCAGCTGCTAGTGCATTTATAAGGACAGCTAAACTTAAAACGGTAACTATGTTAGATTCAACATGTAACGTATCGAGTAAAAATAAGATAGCACCTATAATAACTAAAACGCCAGATATAATATAGAGCGCCGTAATTGTTTTACTATCTAAATCCTTAACTTTGGATATTATTGATAGCGACGACGCTAACGCCAACATTAAAATACCCAACGCTATAGCTGTACCTAAAGCGGTCTTGGAATCAACACCCAATTCACACATACCGTATATAACGCCAGCTATTATTATAAGTAGTACACCTACCGAAATCATACCTTTAATAGCTTCTTTAGACCCATTAGCGTACTTAGATGCTATCATCATGCCAGATATAGCAGCTGCCAATATCGTCATAGCACCAACAGCGCTGTATAATCGTTCTGGCTTTATTAAAGAAAATAGTAATATAGCTACAGTCACTACTGATAGCATGGCAACTATTGCAAGTAAAGATTTTCTAGCATCGCTTTTAACTTCACCAGCTGCAACCATCAAACCTGATATTAAAATAGCGAATATTCCTATTACAGTTACACCTTTTTCCAACAGACGTGTCGGTACAAAACCTATCGCTACAGCCAAAGCACCCATTAAAACCATAGAGAAGGTAACTAATAATATAGTACCACCTATTGATAAAGCACTACCTTTAACATCACCCATAAAATGATTTACTGCTATTAACGCTGACACTAATGCGGCAAATATCCATAAAACACCTATACCCCGTTTTAAGTTTTTGTCACTTATTTTAGATATAGCCTTTATAACTAAGGTCATTACTCCGAACGCGATAGCTATGTATAATATCATTTTACCGACATTACTGTATGCTCGTTTCGAACCAGCACTATTAGAATTAAGGAAATCAATAACGCCTTGAACTACCATTAATGCTATCACAAGGCCAGTAAATTTCTTTAATGCGTTTATTCCTCGGTTTGTCTCTTTTTCGGGTATACTACCTGCGTATTTTACAACTTTGGCCATGACTAAAAACGCTACGGATATGTACATCATGTTCTTCCCGGCGTTGTTCATTGACTTACACAGTCCGTTAATGGCCATCATCTGTATAACCATCCATTTAAAGGCGTTTAATGTGACTAAACCTTTAAATATCGTATCAGAATCCATTTTTCCTACGGATTTCATAACGTTAGCCATTATTAAAAATGAAATTGCTATGTATACCATAGTTTTTCCAGCGCCATTGACTTTATTCGATATAGCCGATAACGGTATTAATGTTAAAGCAATAAGCCATAAAGCACCCATCATAACTATTGCTTGAGCTACGTTCTCTTGTTTTATACTAGCTAATATCGTAAACGCCAAAGCCATCAGGAAGAAACTTGCAGCTATACCTATAAGATTTAATACTGTGTCGTTTATAATCTTTTTATCTTTATCGATTTTATTAAACGATGACGATTTTTTGTCTAAAAAGTACATTAACGTCACAAGGGCTGCTAATATGATGGTTATAATTTCAATCACCGTAATTGCACGTTTCAAACCATCGTCATCGATTTTAGATAAAAGAAATATAGATGCTGCTATTAAAGCGATACTAATTGCTATAGAATATATCATCTGAGTTACAGATTTTATTTTTTTAGCTTTTCCTAACTCAGTCATTAAGTTGTTAATGCCGATTGATAAATTGTTTGCAGCTTTTGTTAAAATAGTTAACGGATTGTTAGATACTATTTCAGATATTTTATCTAACGTTGAATCTAATTTTCCAACTCCTTTAGCTAACGAAATCGCTAATCCTCCGAAAATAATAGTACCCCATGGAATTTTAGAAAAAAACTCCAGAATTTTAGGCATGTTAGTTATTAAATATTTAACGCCTGATACTGTTAAATTTTTCAGAGTAGTTATAGCCTTGCCTACGAACTTAGTAACGGCCTCTACAGTGGTCATAGTAGCATTGCCTATACCAACTGCAAATCCTTCACCAGTCAATTCACCGTATTCCATAGGAACTCTAGCAGGCGAATGTATTCCTAAAATCTCACGTAAAGTCGATAATATAGCGTTTGCTAAAAGTCCGACAACTTCTTTAACTTTAACAATACCACTTGTTAATCCACTTACCAAACCAGATATTATGTATTCTGGTATACTATCTGTGTTTTTTAATCCATCAATCCATTTTGAAGTTTTATCTATTAATTCGGATATTACACTTCCGACTTTAGTTAAAATACTTCTTAAAACACTGCTGTTTTTTATCCAATCAACGACTTTTGTAACTACTTTTTCTATAAAGTATGCTACACCTTGTAAAATAGTACCTAAACCAGACGCAATTTTATTTAATAAATCGTTTTCTTTAGCCCAATTATAGATTGACTTAGCAGCGTCGACTATGAGTTTGATTATCGGTGTTAATATTCGTTTTATTCCGTTTAAAATTCCGGAGCTCTTTAAAGTATTTTTTATCCAATTCCTAACTGCTACTATTGCGTCGCCCAACGCAGCAGTTACATCTAAAATTTTTATACCGAACGTCTCAAAAATAAAACGAATGGCTTTCATCGCTAGTGAAACACCTCCACCAACGACCATTCTAATTAAATCTAATACAGCGAATAATCCATTGAACGTTCGCGTTATCTTGTCGGATACTTCTTCTGTGATTTGTAGCTCAGAAGTTAACTTTCTAAACCCAGCAATAAGATTGAAAACAGGATTTACATTGTCTAAGCTACCGAAGACGTTATTCCACGATTTGGCAATTGATTTACCGAGACTTTTTATTATTTTAACTATGTTGGACAGACTGTCTAATAATAAACTCGACATAGACAGAAGACTATGGTCTTTGACTACATCGTCTACAGAATATCCAGCTTTATTAGCGTATATACTTAATTGTGACATTGCGTCAGATAAACCAGAAACAGACGTTTTCGTAGCTGCGTAGTTTCTTTTTGTTAACGCTAATGTGTTGTTGCTTAAATTTATTACTTGGTTGCTATCAGAAACGTTATTAGTTAAATCATTAATTGTATTAGATAACTGTTCTGCATGTCTATACGTAGAACCAAGGGTTTCGTTTACTCCATTTTGAACTGATACCCAGTTATAGCCAGCGTTAGTTAATTTGTCCCAACGTTTAGCACCAACATCCCATTTTCCGTTAATAACTTCGTTTATAACATCCGAAGCGTTAGTCATTATTTTAGATGTTGATTGTACCTTAGTCCCTATATCGTCAAACGTCTGCTTAACCGTTGTGAACGGTTTTAGGATTTTAGAAGCTATACTTGAAAAATCTATTTTATTAATTATAGATGTTGCCCAGTTTATAGCTTTGATGGCTATATCGACTATTTTAGAGATTGTCGGAGCCAACGTGTCTTTTAATTCGTTTGTTTTTACCCTAAGAGCATTAAATAATTGAACTAAAGCACCGTTTTGTTCAATCAGCGGAGAATAGAATAAAGCACCTATTCTTCCTAACGCAGATTTTACGTTTGATAATGCACCAGTCATCGTTTCGTTAGCTTTCTTTGCATGTTCTCCGAATGCGGAATCCATAGCTTGAGAAAACATATCGAAACTGATTTGACCTTTTGATACCATATCTCTAACAGCAGCTTCTGTCAATCCAAATTCTTCAGCTAACGTAGCTGCTGCGTTCATACCTCTGCCAGACAATTGTAATAACTGGTCGCCCATCAATCGTCCTTGACCAGCAACCTGCGTAAATATCCTGCCAATATCTTCATACGATGAATTGGTCATGGCTGCAACACCAGCTATACCTCTTAAAGCGGTAAACATCTGGTCTCCAGCTTTAACGTTTGACGCTGCTAACTGAGAAGCTACTTTGGCTGCTGCGTCCAATCCATATGCTGTTCCATCGACAGATTTGCTAACGTCGTTCATTATTTCCGAAACTTTTTCTTCGTCTTTTAATAAACCTTGTAACTGAAAATGTGCATTTTCAAGGTTTTCAGCTCGACGTTTGCCGCCTTCTGTTACACTTTTAAGTGCAGCGTCAATTCCTTTTATAGCGTACTTTATAGCTATAAAAGTCTTCACTTCGGTTCCGATTTTTGTCACATAAGAATATAAATTGGATATATCTTTGGACAATTTTGTGGTATCCAAAGACCTTTGTAATTTATCTAATGTGTTTATAGTTACCTTGGCATTCTTTTCAAACGACGCATTATCGAACTTCATCGATAATATTCTTTCGTCTACTCCTTTGCCACTCATAAATATTTCACCTCCGCCCATACCTCATCCACCATTTTTTCAAACACCGGCTTTAGGGCTGGATTAATATAATCTACTCCTTCAACCCATCCGCCGTTTCCAGTGGCATGTCCTGTTTGTAATATTATTGCTATGTTAACATAATTGTGTATATTAGAGTTATGAAATATCAAAGAATATTTACCTCTATTGTCGGTCTCTATTGTATAGTACCATGACTTAGACGTTAAACCGGTGTCTTTTGGTGTATACTTTTCTAAATTTTGTACACCAATTTTTCCGTATTTCTCCAGAACACTTATCTTTATAATATCTGACAACGAGTATAATAATTTTTTAGACTTTTTAAAATTACCACGACTATCTATTTTGATTATTTGTGCCATATGTTTAACCCGGTGAATGTAATTTAGCTTTTCTAGCTTCGTTCAATCTAGCTCTATCTACTAACTGTGACCTAGTCAGATTTCTCTTACCTTTCGAGTTGTTATTCTTAATCTGAAATACTTTAAGTAAACTTAACAATCTATTCAGATGCCATTTTTCACACTCTTTAGGTATACCGCACGAGAACATCATGTAGTATATTAATTCTGACGTCATTGGCTCGTTTGATGAAGAACCTCCTCGTCTTAATGAGTTTTCGTCAAAGTAAGTAGCAGACATTGGGTCTTGGATGTAATCGTTTATTTCTCGTTGATTGTTCTCCGTCAATAATAAATAGGCGGAATCGTCGGTACACTTAATCGTCATACATTTTATATAGTAAAGCATCTCTTCACTAGTTTTCTTTTGCTTTGACAAAAAAGTTTTATGGTACCGACTTTCCCACCTTGAGACAGAGACAAGAGAATGTTCTAAGGTTAAACTGATTTCATTGTGATAAAGGAAAGTATTTGTTTGTTCGTCCCAATATTCCGTTGCGGGAATTTTTATTGTTAACATTCTCTTACCTCTTATGTTATATTAGTTTTTAGCCATATCTTCCTTGGCTTTTCTTACAGCGTCTGCAATATTCCTAGGAAGAATCTGGTCTACAAAGCGTGCTGCTTCATCAGCGTCCGTAAGAAGCATCATGTAATATACAGAATAAGCTTCGGACTGTCTGGACTCTTCTCTAATCTTATCAGTCTTCTCGAAACGCTTACCATCGTCAGATTTAACACCGTATGCCATCATGAGAAGTTCATCGAAAATATAAGCGATTTCCTCAATGTCGTTAGAATCAACAATCCTCTTCAGATATTCCTGATATCCACCACCACGCTTAAACTGCATCTTTGTAAGTTCAGCTTCGTTAAGATTAAAATAGAGCTTAGTCTTACAATCCAATCCGTTATAGTCTTTGTATTCGATTTCTTTAATATACATATTTGTTTACCTCCATTTTGAATTGTTTTAAATATTATTCTCCGGCAGGAGTCATAAGAGTCTTCACTTCGTCGGGAAGAGGAAGTCTGGGTGCTACGCCATCATCCCCATTGGTCTGAGTGGGGTCTTTACCATAAAGAATAGTTTCAAGAGCAGCAAGCTTAGTCTTGTCGCACTTGGTAGAATCAATAGTGATACAAGATGTAGGCTTGAAACCACTTACAGATACAGGGGTCGTAGAAAGTTCCCAAGAAAACGTATTTGCTTCGGGGGAATCACTGATAGTGGAATAAGCCCTCTCGGAGGGAGATGCCTTACATCCATAGATAAGATGCAGCTTATAACCATAATCGTTACCGTCAGTATCATTACCCAAAACAGTACGGTACGAAAGACCAAACGTCTCCCTCTTCTGCTGACCGATACTTACACCAGTAACAAGGTCTGCAGTACCGTCACATTTTTCGAATTCAGAAGGATAAGTATACGCTTCAATTGTAGCACCGAATTCTTCATTACTAATAAGATTCAAATACTTAATATCGTCAGCATAAAGTGCAGTGCTCTCAGCACCAGAAGGTGATTCAGTGATTGCTGTTACACCATTCCAAGCACATCCGTCGTTGTAACCACCAGCGGTCTGAGTATAGAGAACTACGTTCTTAACACCAGTCTCATAGAAACGTTCTGAAGTCTTGTCCCATACAATCTTATTCTTACTCATAATTTTATCTCCTTTTTACCAATAAATATAAAGTAACCAATGATTCAAATTGTCAGCTGGATAAAATCTGACAAAACTCGCGTATTCGAAAGTGTCTAGTATTTTATCGCATATTTTAGAATCTGGGTTTCTGTCAATGATGATGACAGAATATCTTTTGAATTGTTTATAGTTCATTCCATCTGCGTGCGAAATATCGATATCGTCGATGGAGTAACGAATAGCGGGATATTTCATCAATACATCTGGGGGAGATTGAAAGTAAACATTTTTAGATTGTAAAATTTCTTCAAATTTATTATGTAAACTAATCCTGTCCATTATACAATCCCCCGCAAGTTATAGTTACTCTTGGTGATGTGGTAACATCTACACTAGTAACTTTCCATTTTGATTTTTTCCAGACTATATAGGAAATTCTGTGAAAATACTCCCAGAAGTATTTGTCCGGGATGAAATTTATACTAAAAGATATGTCTAGCTCATCATTAAAATCGTTCGTGCTTTTCGAATTCAAGTATTTTTTAACAAAATTTCCAGTATAAGTCTTTTCGACTACTTCTTCTCCCCATACACCGGGAGAGGTTTCAACGTAATTGCCGAAACCTATTTTTCCACAAAATTTCATAAATGTTTTAGTCTGCGACGCTAACGAGAGTTGCTGTTGCTGCCGAACCAGCACTACTACCAGCTTTAACATACGTTAAAGTAGCAACCTTAGAAGCAACACTTAAAGAAACAGGATAATACATACTGTCACTACCAATGGCGACAATGCATCCCTTCATAAAAGCATTCTTAAGTTCGGAAGTAGTACACTGCATTGTGCACGCCTCATCAGAATATGCTTTAGTGTCACTAGCCTTACCATATACGATAATGTTAGCACAGTTCTTATCTTCTGCTCGATTATAAAACCTATCCATATGTGTTACCTCCTACGTTTAGTTCTCTGCTCGATAGAGTTCAAGTGCGATGGCGCTATGCGGCTTAACAAGAGCACCACTGATACGTGTTTCAATCAGGTACTTATTCTGGTTGTAGTCGATGTCGAAGTCCTCGAACATGTTGATTGAACCACCCTTATCTGCACCTACCTTGTAGTCCTTAAGGTTTACAATAATACCCATGAGGGGCTTACCGGTAGCACCGTTCATGTTTTCCATAACAGGTACGGTAACAATCTTTGATACACGAAGAGCAGTAGCGAGCTTATCGACGCTATCATAGATTACACGACCGTTCTTATCTTCCATGAGAAGACAGTCGGTGACATAATCTTCGGTAGTGTAGAGAACAGGATTACCAGAACCCTTATAGTCTTTACGAGTCTTAATAATTGTTCGAATAAATTCTTTAGCCACTTCATCGGAAGTAGCGGCCTTTGCTACGTTTACCTTAGCCTTGATAGTATACAGGTCGTGGTCTTTATAAATAGCACGAAGGTTCTGGTCATTGATATGATTAGAATCGTCGGGGAGACGACCATCACCAACCAAAATCGCCCTAGCAATTTCTTCATCGAGCATAGTACGCATCTCGGATTTAATAAACGATACAACATCGAAATCGGTGATGTCAATGATATCGTCACGGTCGAGCTTCTGCTTCTTGTAAATAGTAACAGGAGTGGTTACACGGCGAAGAGTAGTAATAACTTCTTCCATTTTGAGGTTTCCCTTAACATAACCCTTAGCACGAGCCTCATCAGCAGTGATGTCAGCAAAAATGCTCTTAATTCTAGAGAACGGGCTGTGACTTACGGAACTCATAACCTGATTAACCCAATCAGTATCACGCTTGATTAACTCAGGCGTGGTGGTGACATTCTTTGCATCAGGGAACAGATAGTCAATATTGCTGATACCGTATTCGTCTGCGTGCTGAATGTACGACTTCTTGAGAGAACCCATACTCTGTGCGTCGTTAATAATAGTATTTAACGCAGTATGAATGAGTTCGTCGTTTGCGTTATTTGTTTCCGGATTGCTGTTTTTTTCGAAAAGATTCTTCATCGATTCATTATCTCCTTCTGAATGATTAATTTTGTCTTCGTTATCTTTTTTATTATTTTCTGTGTCTGTTTTTTTATCGTTTTTATCGTCATTGAGTTCACCAGACATAGCAAGGCCAATCAATGCGTAAAACACTTTTAACTGTTCGTCATTAAAAGTTTTAATGACATCTTCTACGGTTCGATTGTCTGAGTCAGGATTATTCGGCTTAGTCTCCGGTTTGGCGTTTTCATTGTCGTCAGCATGAGACAACTCAATACCTTCAACACCGGAATAAATAATCGCTTCTGAATCCATACCATCACTGTGCATAATAACATCATCAATCTTAGCACCCGGATTAGCTCCAGCTAATACCAAAGATACTTCTCTGATGTTTCCATGTCGTACACAACCGTCATTTTCCTGCAGCTGATTCGCATAAATCGACAGAGACGTAATGTCACCGTGCTGAACCAGTGCTTTTCCTCGCTGACCGTCATTAGTATCGTTAAAGCTACAATATGCGTATACGCCCTGATTGGGGACGTTCTTAAGCATAGCATGGCCTAAAACCCGACTTGGGTCTTGATGGTCATGATTCCATACGAGGGGTACTTTATCGTTATCATTATCAGCAAACGCGTTGTTGAGAATGATTCTACCATCAGTACACCTTACATTAGACTTAGATGCCCAACCACTAAAATCATATGTCATTCCCATTTATTTTATCTCCATTTTGATTTTGTTCTTTATTTAAATTAATATTTTCGTTTACAGTTTCCGTTTCTTTAGGCTGAGAAATATTCGGATTAACAAGTTTATCATCCTTGCTATCGCCGGTAGGCTTAAATCCTATTATCTGTCGAATCTCGTTGGATGTCATTATCTCGTTTCGTTTCATAGTATCTGATATAGACGCTATCTTGTCTACCGTAACTAATTTAAACGGGTCTCTAAAGAATTCTATACTTTGATGTTGAGACCGAGCAGTTTTTGTCAAAAACTTACGCTTCATTTCGTTTGTGAACGCCGATATTATAGGTTCAACAACGCGAGTATAATAATTCAACATCATTATTTCATCAGCTCTTCCGTTAAGTATATCTTCCGTTATACCTAATTGAGAGTAAAACGTGTCGGTTAGATACTTTATTTGTTCTGGTAAGTTATTCTCAAGTGACCGATTCAATTGTGTAACTTTTTCACTCGAATCTATGTAACCTATTCCATATCTAGAACCAACAAGTTGCTTTTCTATAGACTCAAGACGCTCTTGCGCTCTCTGTTCCATAAGATTTGTTCTTGTATTAAACGGTAACTGTATAATCAAGTTCAGTTTTCCTCTACTCTGTTCTTCATCGAACGCGTCAAGTAGACTTAACTTTCTATTTAATCTACTGATAGTAGAGTTAGGTTCATTCATTATTGAATAAAACGGATTCTCTACTATGCATGTCGAATTCTTAGGCACAACAACGTCATACCTTTTACCGTCGTCTTCGTTATACACGGACACTTTAACATGCATAGGATACCATTCTAAGATTTTACCAACTCTTAGATTGTATATATCGTACGATTCAGTATTAAAAATATCATCATTAGTCAAGACAGGAACCAATGCCACGCTACCATTATACAGCATAGTTTCCACAGCGTCTTGTATCAAATATCTACCGGTTTGGTCGATATTTGCACTTAAATTAAGACATTCGTCAAGAGGACTGTGAATTATTTCTTTAAAACGACCCATCTCATCTAGCTTAACATGGTGAATGTTTACGTATGACACATCCATAGCTATCTTAGTGTAAATAGATGTTTGTAAATTCTTTATGCCATATTGGTACCCGTATAATCTATCTGACCTAACGGATGAACTCATACCGATATCGCGGTATTCAATAGTGGGGTCTCTATTTTTAAAAACTGACCACACGTCTTTTAATTTACTTAGAATTCCCATATAACTCCATTTTGATTTTTACAATTTTATCTTGTTTGTCGTCAGAGAAATAAACGATATGTTCTTTCTTTAATCATTTCATATCGTTCGTTATCAGCAGTAGGAATCTCTACTGAATGCATTATAAGAATATCTCTTAACCAACGTGCATGAGTAAACTCATCTTTAGACATCTCGAAAAACCCCTTCGCCTTTTTACTAAATGCAACGTCTGCTATCATTTTCGAACCGATTTCATAATATTTGTCAGAGTCATTAAGTTCTTCTTGAAATTCCTTAAGCATAGATTTGGTATCAATTTCCATATTGTTATCTCCTATTCAATCATGTATTTATACAAAGTATCTATATCGTTATTCTTCAGAGTCACACCGACCAAATAGTTTATTAGTCGAACATGTCTCTGTGAAGTTTAAAACTTACAAATGCGTCGAGCAAAGCTGCTACGGCGTCAATTTTTTCGTCGTTTCTCTTTTTAGTGAGTTTTCTGTTTTTGTTAGTATCCTCCATAACGATACAATTACCCATACAAAATTGCATTATGTTTTGGTCGAAATGTAGTAAACGACCTTCAGCTAATTTCTTTATTTCTCCTAACGGTACTGATTCTGTTTTAAAACCTTGTATAACTTTTTCTATACCGTATGGCCCAAAATCTCTTTCCCATTTTTCTACGAATGTTCCTGCGTTAAACGGGTCATATCCTAAGCATCGAACATCCAATTGTTGGTCAATTATGTATTGATATAATTCTTCGTACACATAACTTAAATCCAAAATCGTGCCATTTGTAACTATTAAACTACCTTCGTCAATAAAAGTCTCATAAGTACTTCTAAGCGCTAATGGTAATTTGTACAAGGTTTGTTCGGTTATGTAGTTACGTGTTTTTATGCCATAGTTCTCGTTTCCCATCGGGAACAGGAAAGTGAAAGAGCAGAAATCATCGCCTCTCGATAAGTCCGCGCCTAATGCGCACGGAAGTTGTCTATAGTCGCTAACTATATTCGATTTCAACGTTTCTTCGTAAGTAAAGAAATAGGTATATCCTTCCATTGGTAATCCAAAACGTTTAGCAAGTATTTCATTTCTTACTGACGGGTTATTTTCTGCGCGTTCAACGTCTAACTGATATGTTTCATAAGAAACAGTCAAACCGATATTAGGATTAGCTTTCACCCACATTTCAGGATGAGAAACTTCTGCGACATCGTCCAGTTTATACCACCATATAGACACATGCGGATTGTAGTATTCGCCTTTTAAAATTCGCATTAACTCCATTTTGATTGTATCGCCCGGGCCGTTCCTGACATTTCCTTCTGACGACGTAGCTACAATAACATAATCGTTATTTTTAGATGAACCTTGCTCTACAGCAGCAACTACATCTTCTCTTATGTCGCACGACAACCATTCGTCGATTGTATTAACTGAACTTCTTAGACCTTGAAGTTTGTCTATAGACATAGGATACACTTCTAGTGTAGAACCGTTTAATCTGTTCTCTATTCCCTTTTTAGTAGACGCTAATTTTTGTCTTGTCTCTGGGTCTCCGGTTGTATTATACTTAGAACCGATTGTCAATACCTTGAAGACAGGTCCCCGTTTTCGCAAAATAGCTGTTTTTAAAGGTCCTATTACTTCTTCTGCTTGGCGCATCGTGTATGCTACAGTAACTTGTTTAGATGCTTTCTTATTTATAGTTAGAAAGAATCCTTGTATACATGAATCATACAATGTCTTAGCCGCTCCTCGACCTACTATAAGGTATTGTTTGTTGCGTAGTCGTTTTTTAATACGTTTGTTAACATATCGACCTCCTCCAGTCCCGTCTGGTACGTAAACACTTTTTGTTATATAGTAATACCATCCGAGTAAATCTTCAGCCCATAGTTTAAACGAATCCAATAAACATAAATTGTCTCCGTCAGTTAAAGTTAATTCATTTTCACAAAATAATATAAATCCTTCCACAATACTATCATCATAGTAATAGTTAGGATTCTGTATTAATTCGTCTATACGGTTCATCTGCATTTCGACTTGCTTGTTTACAAAAATTTCTCCGCGTATTACTTTTTGTCTAAACATAGAATAATACTTTGGAGCGGCAACATTTGATAACATCCTTAGAATTCCTTTTTATTAAAATATTTAATTAAAAGTTCGTTCATTTCGTCGAACGATTTATTGAAGTCTAAATCATTTATTTTTTTGTTTTTTATTTTATTAACAGTCTGCTTCGCTTTATCTGATGCTTTTTTAATATCATTTTTAATCTCTTTATTAACTGATTTAGAACCTCCAGTTAGCGTTTCAACAATAGGCGATATTGCTTTCCCGACTATTTTCTGACCACCCGCTTTAATCGGAGGAGATACAACTTCTTTTAATAACCAACCTCCAACCTTAGCTAGTGCACTTTTTTTAGGAATCGGAGCATATCTCTGTATATCCCATATCTTCTTGTTCAGCAATAAATCTTCTTCTTCTTTTAAGTCTTTTAACTTTTTGTTCTCTATTATTAATTTTATTGCTTTTCGATTGCTATCCCGTTTCTTGTTTATTTTATCTATTCGTTTTTCAACAGCTAACTGCGCTTTATAATTTTGACCTATTCTACGTCTACCTGCGGCGGTTAATGACCCGTCATAATTCTGGTATCGTCTAAAGCCCCATCTTTGACCTTTTACACCATGGTGTTGTAAAACATCATCTGTAAAATCAACGCTCCAAGCAACGGACTTTTTCTTAGCTTTTTCACGCCATTTTATGGCCGCTTTAGCTGCTTTCCGTTCTTCACCTCTAGAAATGCTATTAATAGAATCGGTTCTCAAAAGGTTTCTATCAAATATTATCAAGGGGTCGTATCCTTCTTTTACTTGTCCGTAACGCCCTCCGATAGACGCCTCGTCAGCCATAGCATTATATCCCATTTTAGATAATCTACTTATAACTTCATCTTTAAGTTTGGTATTTAATCCAAAAGTTTGAGCTGCATAATATGCCAATTGGTCAGCATTCATATCTTTATAAACGTTGTGTATTTGCTCGTCTACAAATTTTTTGGCTTTGTTTTCATAATTATATTTAACAAGGTCGCTAAGCATACGACTACCAAAGAGCATTAAACTTCTATTCCAAACTATATCATGCAGTGTTTTATTTTTATCTTCATTTATTACATCTGAAATTACTTTTGATTGAGTCTGTCTGCTTGGTATTTTTAAGTCTTTCTTTAAAGTAAACTTATACTCGTAAGAATTATACGAATAAGCGGTATTTCTAACCCATCCGCCCTTATACAAATTCCGTTCTGGGTCTAAATATGTTACGTAAACAGAACCATTTTGATTTTCATTTGGATTCACAGACGTACGATACATTTTTGTACCAGCCGGTATAGAACGTTCTTCCGTTAAGAATTCTCGACTTTCGATTTTGTTAGCCGATTTATTAACTTCTTTACCATACCGTTCTCGTCCTTCAGCAGTCCATGTTCCATCGTAATTCTGATACCGTCTGACATACCATCGTTGTCCTTTTACTCCGTGATGTTGTAACTCATATCCCATAAATCAATTCTCCATTCCTAATCGGAATTCCAATTCCCGAATTAAATTTTCATATGATGATAAGGTCGATGAAGACGGAGGGTCGAACAATATTTTAACACGAGCATATACATATGTTTTTACAGATTGGAACGATGACACTTTATCCTTTAATAAATCAGACCAACTTGTAGTTTTATCGGTGATATAGAAATCGTAATCTATGGCACCAACTTGTTTTAACGTTATAAAACAAGTATTTATGTATGTGACCAATTCCTCGTCAAAGCAGTCATCGTCCAAGTCTATCTCTAACATGTTTTTTATAGTTGTTAATATACTTTCTTCCATGTAATCACCATAATTTAGTATCATTCTTAAATCTAGGCGTGTATTCAAAAGAACCATTGTCTCTAGAATAATGTATTAAATTATGCGTATTGTAGCGAACACAGACTAAATTGTTCATATCTATAAGTTTAGGACTATGATTGATTATATCATCATAAGTAATCGGCACTATATGATGTATCATTATTCGGTCATGCTTGGTATTTATGTCATAACCTTCTAAAGCCATATCGCATCCATTGTCACGTATGATAACATTTCTTCTAATCTTCTTCCATTCTTCTGACATGTAAAATTTTTGATTAAAATATCTATTTCCTCCGAAAGTGTTTTCACAAACATTAGAAAACAAACGTAAATAATCAAGTCTTTCGTCAAACGTTTTTAATACTATTAATTCGTTATAGTTCTTCATCTTCGCCTGAATATTTCGTGAAAGCTTCAATAGCTTTCAAATATAATTCTTTGTCTTCCCTAGAATCGTTTATGGCGTTTGTCTTGGCTGCTTTGAGTGCATTATCTGCCTTCAGCGATTCCAACTCAAGCTGATACTTAACCGTAGCCAGTCTCAGATAATGAGTTATTATCTGAGAGGAGGCAGTTCCTTCTATAAGCTGTTTTTCAGCAGCATCCATCGCCAAAGATATCAAATGATTTTCTTTTCCTTCTTGGGTTAAAAAGCTAGCTTTTTTATTAGCCAATATTACCGCCTCCTCCCATTTTGATTTTTAAATTATTTATTTAACGTGAGTTAGTTATCTTAACTGATAGGATAACCAACCCATTTGTCGAATTTACGAGCGCTCTCTTTGTTACGACGTCGAACAGTCTTGTCTCTGGCTCCGTTCCTCCATATATCAGATAAATACTTTGCGTCTTTATCTGATATAGGCAAAGCTTTATGGAAAGATACATCGTTATTATTAAAAAGTATCATCGACTCAACGAAATTTTGTCTTTTGTTATCGCTACCGAATTTTACATCAAAATCGTCGATGATAGCATTATAACCTTGGTCGCTTAAGTTTTTAAAGAAAGCGCGCTTAGCTTTCGAATCTTCCATTAAAGTTCCTACGAATGAAATGTATGCTCTATCTAAGGCGTCGTCTTTTTCAATGTTTTTAACTTCATTTAAAAACTCTTTAACTAATTTATTTCTATAGACTTTTTCGCCTTTATCGATACCGGGTTCATCAGCTTTATACATCTCTTTAGCAGCATCCTTAACCTTTAAACCGTCAAACGATTTAATAAACGCGTCCATTACTTTCTCATAAGAAGGTATAATTACATTCTTATTTAGTTTCATCGTTGCTATCTCACCAGTGTCATGATTTACCATTTCGACATTCAATCCCGCGCCATCTAGTCCAGCACTAGCAGAAGCATAATTAAAAGCGTCAATTTTGTCGAGAGTCACATACATTCTGCGACCCGGTTCCTTGGTATGAAATTGTCCTTTTTGTTGAACTCGATATACTTCGGTACCTTTATCGATTTTTATATCATTGTCTCTATCTTGTCCGAGAAACTTTCCGTGTTTTCCTTTAGGATAAGGTTGATAACGTCTAATACCCCACTTTTGTCCTTTTACGCCATGGTGATATATCTCATTATTTGCACATATCATTTCTCATATATTTCACTTCGTTTTATACAAAGTTCCGATTAAATTAGCGCCATCAATTGTTAGCTTAGTTTCAACTTTCGACGGAACGATATTAGCGAAGTTAGCATGATTATTCACAAACATATTAAGAGCATATTCAGTTTTAGGACCATACTTACCATCTTCTAAGAGATTCTTTCCGTTCATATCGTGATAATACATATCATTCAGAAACTTCTGAAGTTTCTTTACGTCCTCGCTACTAACAAGTCCTTCTTTTCCAAAAATAATAGGTTCCATATTGTTCTCCTTCCCGTAATCATAGTACCCTATATTCATATCTACATCTCCGATAATACCGGTTACTTTTCCGACACCATACTGCCAAATTTTGTAATCACCAGTGTATTTCGGTTTACCTGTAGTATATTCAGCCAGCCAAATATCATATTTCTTGACTACTTCAGCTGGAATCATATGCATAAGCCAATATCGAGAGCTGTACAGCATTGGTATGTATTTACCATCTGATAAGATGGTTTGACAAAATGCGTCAATAATCTTTCCTCGCATTGCGAGACTCATATCTTCGAAATGTTTAGACTCAAAGTCAAACACAACAGGGTATGTCAACTTATACTGTGAACATTCTTTGATTACCCTTTTTGCCTCAGCTACAGCGTCGTCTATTGTTTTTGCTTTACTATAGACATACACACCAACATGAATATCATTTGCTATAGCGTTTCTCATGTTAGTGTGAAAACACCCATCTACTTTACTCTTACCTTGTAAACACTTAATGAAGGCGAAATCTATTCCATATTCTTTTACAGCCTTCCAATTAATGTCACCTTGATAATGAGATACGTCGATACCGTTTAGTTTTGTCATAAATATCAATCCTCATAAATAATTGCTAAACCGTAAGCTTTCGCGATTTCGTGTTCAATTTTGCAGCCCCTAGCTGTTTCCCATCCTTTTATAAAATATACAGCGTCACACTTAGACATTACTTCTAATGATTTAGCTAAGTATGCTACAGGTGTATGTTTAGTATCATCTGTGATGAAACCGTCGTCAGTGAAAAAATTATCAATCACATCATAACCAAATGTTTCTAATGTGTGAATAGCCTTTTCTCTAGCCTCGACGATTTTCTCACTAGAGAGGTCTTTCATCGGTTGCGAAATCATTATTGTTCGTTTCATGGGTTTATTCTCCTTTTGTCATATCTAATATTTTCATTCGGCCG